CAACAGCCAGCGATGCAACAGCCAGCGATGCAACAGCCAGCGATGCAACAGCCAGCGATGCAACAGCCAGCGATGCAACAGCCAGCGATGCAACAGCCAGCGATGCAACAGCCAGCGATGCAACAGCAGCCTGATGTGTTGGCTAAAGTGCAACAGGCACAGTTGGATCAGTCACAAGGTGTTGTACAGCCTCACACTGGGTTCGTTAACCCTTAGTAACTAACTATAAGGATAGTGGCGGTGTAGTGCCGCCACTTAATGATGCATATGAGTAAACCTAATATAGCGGTACATAGTACATCTGATGAGATCATCATTGAGTTTGACCGACCTGTTACATGGATCGGTTTGAACCCCGAGAGCACTGTAAAATTTATGCAAGCACTTCAGGATCAGATAGTCAAATTAACCAAAAAGAACCCTTCACCTATCATTATTCCTAAAACACACTAATGATTTATAACGACTACGGTTACGATTTAGAAACCTATCCGAACATTTTCACAATGGCTGTGAAACGTGTGAGCGATGGTGCTTGCCGTGTCTTTGAAATATCGGAAAGGGTTAATGAATCACATGAGATTATAGGGTTCATGAAGTACCTTATGAATTCTAATAGTCGAATGGTGGGTTTCAATAACATAGGGTTCGATTACCCCGTACTTCATACGCTTTGCATGGCCGGTTACGCAGACTCTTATATGTTGTATAAGAAAGCACAGTCGATCATTGACTCAGACAGGGGTTTCGGACATCAAGTGTGGGATAGCGAAACGTTAGTACCACAAATAGATCTGTATAAAATATGGCATTACGATAACGTATCTAAATCCACAAGTTTGAAGATGTTAGAGTTCAACATGAGGTCGCCTAACATAATAGACCTGCCTTACAAACCCGGTTCGATGTTGACATATCCTGAGATGGATAACCTTAAAGTTTACAACGTTAATGATGTGGATGAAACATTGAAATTCATGGAGCACAGCAGGCCTATGATTGAATTTCGTGAAACGTTAAGTGCTAAGTATAACCGTAATTTCATGAATCATAATGATACCAAAATTGGTAAAGATTATTTCATGATGGAACTGGGCATTAATAACAAAAATATGAAGCAAACCCCTCGGCCTCATATGAGGTTGGGTGCTGCTGTTCTGAGCAGTGTTGTATTCAAAACTAGACCGTTCCAACTGGTTCGAGAGTGGTTAATAAATAAAGATATAACCAAAACAAAAGGTGTGTTTGAGTCCATTGAAGTGTCTGCTGAAATGGCGTCTTTCATGGATCCATCGATGATAAAAGTTCATGATCTGACTGAGGAAATGGCTCCTTCCGCTACTACGTTTCAACGTAAGAAAGGTGTCAAATTAACCTCTTTGGACATCAACCTTTTAAAGAATCAACCTGTCCGATTCATCAGTGGGTTGAAAGATAAATCAGGACTGAACTGTACAGTTGATGGTTTCAATTATGTGTTCGGCACAGGTGGTATACACGGGTCTATAGAGTCAACCACCGTTGAGTCAGACGATGATCACATTATTATTGATTTAGATGTGGCCAGTTACTACCCTAACCTTGCCATAGCCAATAGGCTGTACCCTGAACATCTTGGTGAGCAGTTCTGTGATATCTATTTGGACGTGTACAACCAACGTAAAAGTCACAAAAAAGGTACTCCTGAAAATGCAATGTTAAAGCTTGCGTTGAATGGTGTGTACGGTGATAGCAATAATCAGTACAGCCCTTTCTATGACCCTTTATACACCATGAGAATTACAATCAATGGTCAATTATTATTATGCATGTTGGCCGAGTGGTTGCGTGTAATCCCTGACTTACAGATGATTCAGATAAATACTGACGGTTTGACTGTTCGTATACCACGAGTTCATGAAAAAATGGTGGCTGATATAGCTAAGCAATGGGAAGACTATACGAAACTTGAGCTAGAGTCAGTCAAATATAGTCGTATGTTCATACGTGATGTTAATAATTACATCGGTGAGTATGAGGACGGCAAGCTGAAGCGTAAAGGTGCTTATGAATATGAACTCGATTGGCACCAGAATCATAGCTCCATCGTTGTAGCTAAGGCCGCTGAAGCAGCGTTAGTTCGGAATGCTGACATAGAGTCGTTTGTGAAGAATCATGACAACCTGTTTGACTTCATGCTCCGTACAAAGGTTCCAAGGTCTAGTAGTCTAGTGTTAAATGATGGATTCAGCGATATCGAAGAGCTTCAGCGTATTACAAGATATTATATTAGTAAACCCACGGTGCCCGGTATTACCCAACAACTCGTTAAAATTATGCCACCTTTAAAAGAAAACCCTGAGAAATTCAGACGCATAGGTATTAGTGTCGGATGGAACGTAACGGAATGTAATGACATCACTCAAGCAAGAGGTGATGTCGATTATGATTATTATATTAACGAAGTTAAAAAATTAGTGGACCCATTAAGATGACACCATATGAAATTTTAGGCGTTAAAGATGACGCATCAGACAAGGAAATTAAAAAGGCATTCAAGCATCAAGCTAACGTGCATCATCCTGATAAAGAGGGCGGTGACGATGAGTCTTTTCACCGGGCGCTGACAGCGTATAACATGATCAAAACTGCTGATGATCGTGCCTACTTTGAAAAACACGGTTGCCAGCAGCAACCAGCAGTTGATGAAGTGGCAGGTAAGATAGCAGAATTATTTGGTCAAATAATAAATAACGAAGATTGGTCAGGAAACGTCGTTACCAAAGCAATTAACATTGTTGAAGAAGCATTGGAGAACCAACGTATGATGATCACCAATTGTGAGAATAAAAGCAAAATATTCCACAATCAGTTGGGCAGGGTGAGTGTTACTGACGGTCCGAACTTATACGAGGGTGTTCTTCTTCAAAAAATTGAGCACAATAACATCAACATCACTCAACTGTCAGATAACATCACTCTTATGGAAAAAGTTTTGAAAGGGTTAGACTCTTACGGTGATGATTGTGTCCAACCTGAATATCAGACAACAAGTACTGCATATGCTGATAGCCGGTTCTAAAAAACTATACCAGCCCTCATTGCGTCAAACTCAACATGGATATGTGTACTGTGAACTATCACGTCGAAATAGGGTGAGAAATGCTTAAGGTGTGATGCAAGAATTGAAGCTAATCTTTTTCTGACTTCATCACTGACCTGATTACCGTCCTCACCCCATGTGCGAAGGTCAACCGCGAAGCCATAGTAATGATATGACCCAGCTGAATGAATCCCGTCTAGTCCTGCTGTAATTGTTAGGACTACCTTTATCTCATCCCACCATACATCTTTTGCTATTTGGAGGACAGGTTTCATCTGAACCTGTAATCCTTGTATGTTGACTGAATCGTTTGCTAATTTCATTTATGAGGTATCCCTATCCAACTAAGGGCACCAGCTAATACTGCAAATCCTGCTGCCCATTTTATGACTTTACCAACAGCAGCACCCACTTTGACTGCACCTTCAGCTGCTGACCAAGCTTCAACGAGTCCTGCTGTTGATGTAGCTAGTTCATTTAACGCTTCAGTGTTGAGTTGTTGCGACATCAAGAGTTGTCGGTGACGTTCAATTTCATGAGCTTCATGTATATTGAAGTTTTCTAAATGATCATCAAGCCTTTTAGTCAAGTCAACCAATTGCTCCTCCGTAGTCATTTCATACCACCGTCTTTATGTTTAGAACCAGAAGATGACCCAAACCAAAAGTTCATTATTTGAGTTTGAGCAGCCGTTAACACACCCAACACCAATGTGAAAGTGTCTGATGTTTCTTCTGATATCTTAACCTCACCTGTCACGAATTGCCACAATATTACACAATAACCAATGGTGTAAATAGCACTGAGGATAATCTGAGGAAGCATATTAACCTTCGCCATATCTCGTGCGCTGTCTCTATCACCACCGTGTATCTTTTCAAGCTCAATGTCCAATCGCTTCAATTCGATCTTCAGGTTAGCTTCAGCGGTTCGTAGCTTTAAAAGAACTTCAGGGTTGCCTGAGATCACAGCGTCTTCAAGAGCTTGCTGGTTATTATCAATACCAAGCGCAGAGGTTGCTATTTGTACTGCCATACCAGCTACCGGGCCACCGAGCGCAGTGGCTATGGTGGGTGCTACTGTGGCTAATGTTTGTACCCAATCTTTCATTAAAAGTTTCTCCACATCTCAAACCAAATGCTGCCTAACAATTTGAACCTTATGAGATTATTAGAGCTTCCGATTACTACATCTACAGCGCCTTTTGTTCGTATCAAAGCAGAGTTATATTTAATTGTAGTATTTGGGTCGCCTCTTAACATTATCTCTTGACCATCATATCCACCATCAAAATCAGTCACATCTGTTGCTGCTGTGTTTGCGAAATTAAAAAACTCCCATGTTGAAACATCAGGGGTAGCGTCAGCATCAGTGAATGTAATAGGTGTAGCACCGATAAGATCATCCAGTACCCCGTTATTCTTTGAGTAAATTAACCCAACATCCCTCATATCAATAGTCGCTGATATCGTATTCATACCAGTAAAGTCTAACGTACTGGCAACCATTTCTTCAGGCCATGAATTACCAATAGCTTTCACTTTTGTTAATTGAGCGGCAACGTGTTCGTAGATGCAAACCCCGTAACCCATATTAATATTAGTTAACACTGTGTTATTTTTAAGAGTAACACCTGTCAATTTAGTTGCTGTTGCTCCTATAAGATCATTTTCAATTTGTGATATGAAGAATGCTGGTGGTACTCTCCCCGCATAACCAGAATGGATAACGTTATTTTGAAAAATGGTATTTTCAAGATCATTGTATGTCCACGATGTTGAGTTAGGGGGGTCTAATAAAGTAGGGTCTTCATAATTTGGTCTTGAGTAAAAGTTATTAGTAGGTCTTGTTGAGATCAAATCATTTTCAACTGCGAAACAAGCTACATAAGCATTCTTTGAATAGTTACCGTCTATTACGTTATTCGAGCTATCGGTTGATATATATACTGAGTAGTTAAGCGGAGCATCAAGATGATTACCTATTATCAGGTTATAGGAAGAGCCTGTATTGATGTTTATAACGGCCTCGCCGCCTACCCCGTGAGCACCTTCGTTTCGACAATGGTTATTCGATACAAGGTTGTGGCAAGCTCCATAACCCAACAAGACTGCGGATGATGCAAACGTTGTTATTATGTTATCTGAAATCGTGTTATACCAAGAGGCATTACCTACCCACATGCCACGATGATTTTGATTGTGCATTATGTTGTTTGACACAACCGTATGCTCACAGCCCTGCATATTCACAGCATAAGAACCATTCGTTAGAATGTTCTCAGAGATTATATTTCTATCAGCGGGTGATGTTGCCGTGCTTACCGTTCCTGTAAAGAAACCACCGAATGAAGGTAGCCCTGTAAGTGAAGCCCATATATCAATCAACATTCCGCGTTGAGTTGGTGAGCTATAGCCGACTATTTCATTATTTGTAATGCGATTACGTGTTGGACCTTCTTGTAATCGTATGCCCCGATGATTATTAGCGGCATCGTTAGTAAAGCCGTAAATTCTATTATTAACAAACGTGCAAGCTGTACAACCATCCCCAAGAATAGCCGTTCTGTCACCGTTCTGCATATCTATCTCTAAACCGATAATACAGTCGTCTACTGCTGCTCCACCTGTGAGATCACCTTGTAAAACAATAACCGCCTCTGTTGTTAAATTGCTAGGGTTTGTTGAGCCAAGGGGAACAAGAACAGCACCGTTGCTGGTAAACGACTTAGTACCGTTTTTAACAAGTAGCGTTGTTATCTTATAGGTGTCCCCACCAGAACAGTATACCTCTTTACCGTTAGTTGCCGCATAGTCTAAAGCCGCCTGTATAGCCGCTGTATCATCAGTCACCCCATCACCCACAGCTCCATAATCTTTGACGTTAACACCAAGCCCGTTGTCTTTGCTGTCCCAAACCGCGCCTTTTACTTTAGTTAAACTCATGATATGTCCTTAAATATGTTTGGCTCAAAAGTGAACCCTTTGACGTAATTAACCGTTTATTCTTCTACTGTGCGACTAAACATCAGTTACTATCGTTTTTACTGTACCATCACCAAATATTACCTTCAAATCACCGTCTGCTGTATCAACATATAATTGCGCTTCCCCTACTATTGCAACTGGTGCGGTAAGTCCATCTGGGATTCTTATTGCACCACCAATGTGTAATTCCGTGTCAACTGATACTGGCGACCTTGATTTACCAGAGTTAAGACCTAATAATACGGTCTTAGATGTATTCTTAATTTCTATTAAGCTAGATCCCGCAGAGTCCGTTCTATCAGCCGAAATAATTACTGCGGCCTCACCTTCTGCAACAATGGAAGTGCCTGCGCTAGTAACATGAAACTTATCATCAACATGCAAAGGCGCACCTGATTTACCAGCATCTATACCCAACTTAATAGCTTTACTTGTGTTCTTGAAAGCCATAGACACACTGCCAGCCGAATCATTTCGCTCCAATAGTAGAGGCTGCGTTGAGTACTCGCCTGATGTGTTACTCATTAATCTTGTAACACCATCCCCGTTAAGCACACCTCCGGGCGAATAACCGGAAACCCTGACTGACCCCGTGAAATCCCAAGATATGTAACCGTTGATTATCATTCTAGCCACGCTATTAACTGTGGCTGTGTTGTAGTCTATTTCTATGCTGGTTGCAGCTCCAATATCAAGACCACTGAAAATATTTGCGTCTGCATAGCCACTTTCTACATAAACACCTTTAACACAAGTATGGATATCTATATTGTTAAAGAAATTTGAGTTATTGTATTTAGTCGTGATAGTGTCTGGTGAAGCGAAGGTGATGCCTATTTTGCAATCTCTTATTATTAGATCACTAATGAAATTCCATAAATTCGGCTTATCTGATGCATCAAATACAACACCATCTACTGTAGCATCAGCATCAATATAGACACTCTTGATATGGTTGTATGCTGTTATCGTTGAAGAATCAGCGGTTAAGGTCTTAAATAAAATAACCTCTGTTGTCGTGGCTGACCCTTGAAGCCCCAGTCTTATATCAGAAAGGATGTTGTTTTGGTTCTTGATTACAATAGCTCCTGTCTTCAGCTTAATAACCGATGACACCCCTTCACCAATCAAGCATTGACCTCCTGATAGAGACAGATTGTCAACATGGTAAACCCCTGTTGGAACAAATGCTTTACCACCACTGGACAAAGAATCAATAGCCGCTTGAATAGCTGCCGTATCGTCAGTAACCCCATCACCAACCGCGCCATAATCTTTGACTGATACAGACTCACGCAACTTCTCTTGGACATTGGTTGGTACAGCACCCACCCCAGCAGGTGTGTACTGAATAATAGCTGAACTAGCAACACTATTTGTGACAGTCTCTGCTGAAATAAATTCAACAAGGTCACCTTCGTCCAGTCCTTCACTAAACTCTACGCTTGATACTGACGTTTCAGTGTAAGCAGAGGGTACTTGTCTCACGCCATTTATGTATACAGACAGGTTTGCTATAGCTGTCGAATATGTCATTGTCAACAGGTTGAATACCGTCTGACCTGTTGTAGCTATCAGTGTCTCACGTTGAATTGCAGCCAGACCTTTGTCTTGCCAAGCTGACCCCGTATACACCATCGACAGATTAGTTGTAGTATTAAAGTATTCGTTACCAGCGATTAGCGGTCCACCCGCGTTATTGACTGTTGGGTTGGATGCTTTGGCACCAAGGTATAATTCATTCATATACTCTTGGAATGTAACAGGTGTTACATCAGCCTCATACTCACCGTCAAAACTTAATCTGAATATCTGATTGGTCGTTCCGTCAACCACCAACACCCCTGTTATAACATCGTTGGCTTGGTTGAAATCAGTAGACCGTGACCATGTGCCCATTTCACATACATAGATTCCGTTCTCTACCTGATTTGTTTGCAAACGTACTAACACCCTACTGCCAATTACTACGTCTACACCGTTTATTGTTTGCTCACCGGCTAAGGTAATATTACCTACTGTAGATACTACTGTGGGTGCCTTGATACCTTCTTCTGGTGATGTGCCTAATCGATTTTGATATGATGTGGTCATGATTTAGTTCCTGTCCTTACCTTCAACAAGTGATCCCCAAGTGGTTTGATTTTCATCTGATATCCCCTCAAGTGTTCTAGCGACCTGACCTGATCCCGGCAATGGTGCTAATGGTTGTAAGCCTCTGATGATACTGGCCACTGTGTTCATGTCAAGCTCTTCATCGCCAGTGGCTACATCTGTCACTTCATTAGCAACTCTCACTGCACCTGTACCGAACTGAAGACCCGGTAGTGACGGGGTGAAACCATCAATCACACTCATTAAGTCCCGTATTAAAAATATTGATGAGAAATTATAAAAAGCAACTTCTTTCATCAAGTGCATAGGTACTTCATCAGGGTCATCAGGTAAGTCCGACAATAACCACACAGATAATAGTGCCGGTGCAATAGCCATCCAACCTACTCTCTTCGCGTATTCAAACCCGTTAATTTTACCAGACTTTAACAATTCCATATTTTCCACATGGAGGTTGTACGTGACGTTAAAGAAAGTACCCATGAATGTTATTTGTTTCTCGGCCTCGGTAGCATTCAAGATGTTACCGATATCTTTAGTCATTCCCGATCCAACAGTTTTAGCCACCATCTCGTCAGCATATTTTATAGCTTTCTTTACGTCAGCGTCAGGATGATCAGCCATGTACTTATCTCTAGCACCCATCCATGCAGGGAATGCTATTAATGAATCCATGAATGTTTGAGGTGCAAAAGCACCCTGTTTGATAGCACCCCATGTAGGATGTATCGAATCCATCTTGGCCAGTTGCTCACGTGCCTCACGGTTAACTAATTCCGTACGATGTGCCATAAACATTGACTCTTCACGAACCTTCGTCCAGTTATCAACAGGGTTCGCATAGAAATTCATGATCCCCTTAATTGTGTGGATTTCACCAAGTTGTGACAGAACGTTTGTCAATGCTATTGGTTGTTGCACCACGTTACGGACACTGCCTGCCAGATAAGCATATGTGAGGTTACCCCTCACCCACTTTAACCCCGGCCAAAATACCCCTTTAGATGCATCAGGAGGGTTAATAATACCATCTACTGTATCAATTAAGTTCTTGTAGAACGGCACACCATGATGACGCTGTATGGCTGCGACAAGAGGATTATTAGACCCTTTTAATACTCGTGATAAATCTTTAGCCATCTCAGCATAAGCAATGTAGTGGATGTCCTCTCCAATGTCAGTGAATAGATGCTGAAGTTCTAAATCTACTTGACGACCACCAGATCCTTTACGTGCAATCATAGTGCCTAGCTGTGACATACTGATGCTTTGCTTCTGAATATTCTTATCCACCTCAAGATCTTTACGGCCAGCATCATTAGGGTCCTCCATGTAATGAAGCTTATAGTGCCCACCAACCATGTGAACACCATTGACCTTGAACGATGAAGGTACCACTTTAGCAGGTGTCACCCCTGTCATGCGAACACTGACCGCTGACATCTTAGGCCACAATTGTTCTTTAGCTATCCATACAGCATTGACAGCATTCAACTCGTCCTTACCCATGGTTGACATCATCGCCATGACATCTTCAGCAGTATATTCATCCTCAAATTTATTATTTAAACCTTCAAGTACTGCTTCACGGTTGCCGTCATTACCCCAGTTCAACGCAAGCACAAACCTTGCTCGATGAGTTAATGTCCAATTTTCACCGTCAGACTTCGTGACAGTAGCTTCATTCCGACGACTGATCTTCTTGTACACCTTCTTGAAAGCATTATCCATATCCTTCGTCATAACGCCTGTAAGCTCTAATTCAACGTTACCCGCATCAACTACCTTGTCATATTGTTTAGCAAGCTCTCCGTCGTACTCAAACCCGTCCAGTCTGAAGAACAACCCAGCAAGACGCCTATGTGAATGAAGGAATCGTTTCACCCCATCCTTGATACGGTCTGTCTTCTTCTCGACATGCTTAGCAACGATTGTTTCCCGTGCGTTAGCTTTAACAGAATCAGCAGCGGATTGACGTTCCTCACCCATTCTGACCTTAGCTGTATCTGACAACTGGCCACCCACAAATCTCATGTGTTTCAGCATGTCATGTACAGATTTAATTTCAGCAGCAGTCATTTCTTCCCACGTAGGCAACGTGTAATTCACAGTCTCACCATTATCACGACGCGACAGCATGGTTGCCAAATTTACATCAAGGATCTCAAGACTCACGAAGTTATTGATATCTTCAGTTTGTGTAATCATCCAATTGATCAACGACTCAACGTTACGTGGTTGATCAGGATTTTTCCTCATGTCATATGACTCTGATAGCATTTTCATATTGGCCACATAACTAGCCTCTACTGTACTTCCATAATCGAATGACTGAACGTTCTTAATGTACTTACGGTGCTTTTCTATCTTCTCTTTAGTAGCAAGTGCTTCCTTGTATAAATAATGATTAGCTAGTTGTCGTGTCTTAGCATGAAGTTTCTCATCAGCACTTTTAGCAGTAACAGCATCTTGTGCAGCTTTAATCTCATTACGATAATATTTATTAGGACGAATTTCACCAAACTTCATAGAGGCAATCATTCGAGCAGCTTCATCTTTCAGATATGTCCTATTAATTTTAGACTTCTTGTCGAGAGCTTTAATCTCGTGCATTAAAATTTTAGCTTGTTGGTCATTACGTACGGCTTGACGAACCTCAGCTTCAAGTGATCCATCGTTAATAAAGTCACCGTACTTGTCCTTCATTTTTTGCTCAGCAATGACCTTAGCTGCTTCTTTCACCGGTGTTAACCCTAAGATGGTGGCCACCATATCTTGAGCATTTTCAAATTCAAACTCTTCTGCTACTTCAACAGGGTTCATGGCTGCTTCATTGTCACTAACAAAACTATTAAGTTTGCGACGTTGAGCATCAGTCAAGGTGGTTGTATCCACAATATCGTGAATCTCCGCCTTGTTCATCTTGTAAGTCTTGAGGGCTTTAATCAGACGGTAAGGTGGTGTCTGATCCAACCTTTCAATTTCAGCATCACGGATCTCACTTTCTTCCTTACGCCATTCTTTACTCAAACGCTTACGGTATTCTTTAAGCACTTTATCGTTGATGTCACCTTGGGCAACGGTCTTACGCTTACTGATATCCTGCTGATATTTTTCCCATTGTTTATCAGTCATACCAGCTTGCTCTTTAGACCTAAACAGTTCGTCATATTGTGGGCTTGAAAGTTCTGATTCTATCTCAGCTTTGGTGGCTAACAACCGATCCATCACACCTGTGATTTCAGGGTCGAGCTTTGATCTTGTCAATCGTGAGTCAATAAGAGTCTTATAGATACGACTTAACCAGTCAGCAAATTCCGTGAACACGTTACGTAGTTTCGCAGAAGGTGACTTGCCTGTCCGTAAGTACGCTTCAAAAGTCTCAGCAAATTTTTCATGGTGTTCAACAGTGATATTTTCCAATGACGAAACATTCAACCACTTCAATAACGTCTCGTGATCATCAGTGTTACCGTAGTCTCTTACAAATTGCTTTTCCATCTCTAAGAAAAAGTGAGCTGATTCATGTAAGAATGTAGATAGGTCAGAACTTTCCCCTAGCTTCATCACCATTGTTTCAGGGTTGAACGACCCACGGTATTCTTGGTACAAAGGGAACCCTGACTTCTGCACATCAGCTTTCAACTTGTCAGTGATAGGTATAGTCCAGTAACCGCTCTGTATTTTATCACGACCTCTCAACAAACTATTTATGTGCTTTTCAGCATCGGCTTTCGTATCCACAACTAATGGTGCGGTCTTAGCAGCTTCACCAGCAGTGCTTGATGTACGCACCTCAAACTTATGACCGTTCTTCCCGAAAGGCACTTTGTTAATTGTGTAATTATCTCTATGATCTGTAATTTCACCACCCTTAAATGTGAGCTGTACAGGTGTTTCACCCATCAACTTCTTCATCACAGAAGGCATTTTTTTGTCATACTGAGCTTCGTAATTATAACTACGTGACCACCGCTGTTGTAATGCTTCATTATTAGGCCATGCAATTGCTTCGTAACCATTTTCAATAGCATCAGTGATTGCTCGCTTAAGACCAAAGGGTATCCACAAATCACCTTTTAACGGCATGTCCGATACACCGTTTTGCTCACCTTGTACTGCTTTATCAAGTGTCTCGATCTGCTTAATTCTATCTCTTAACCCATACAACCACTCTTTATCAGCCGCCTCGATGTCTTTAGCGATATCAATAATCTTATCTAATATCGCACCCTCATAGCCTTCTTTGATGTGTTGGAAATTACTTTTGATTAACGATTGAAATTTATTTGAAAACACAAATTTATTAAATTCACTTTCAGGGTCAGATAGACCCAGCTCTTCTTCTATGTCAGCAAGATATGGTTCAACAAACTCACTATACTTACTTAATATTTCATTGTTTAAAGCTCCTGATAGAGCTAATACCTCTTCCTCCATTTCAATGACATCACGCTCACCAGTCTTGAACCCTTGCTCACGCCCTTCAGAAGCCCAATCAGATTGATACTCATCGATAAAGTACGTGTTAGCTTTCTCTATACCAGCCCGTCCATACCGTGCTTCTGTTGAGTTCAGAGGGGTGTTGTTCTTGAACTTAAGATCATTAAGGTTGGTGATGCTTTTTTTCATCATCCTGTAACCACTGACAGAACTTTCATCAAGACCTATCGCGCTTGCAATACCTTCCCACGATGTGTAATCGTTTAGCTTCTCTTCAAACTTATGTGCATCTTCGTCTTTGATATTATCCTTAAGTAACTGCTGTATGCGGTCAAATTCAGCGGGTAATAACTTCTCAACGGCCTCGATCTCGTTCTGTATCTCAGCGTTATCAGGATGTTCGACGTGCGCCCGTTCCTCTTTGGTCAACTGTCTTCTTGGTGTGACATAAAGATCACGATCTGTGACCCTCAAGAATGCCACAATATTCTCTTCGTCAAAATGCACGTTATGGTAGAAACTATCCATCTGAGGAAGTTGAAGCTTAATCTCTCTGTAGTTATCCCAAGGTGTGTCTTCAATATTGTAGTCGGACCATTTAGCTACATTTCCATCTTGATCATCGGCATAGCCTATTAATTCTTCCTCACGAGCATAGTTTTCAGCCTGTATTTCAGCCTCATTCAATGAATAAATTTCAATGTCTGTAACGCTGTTGTTCCAGTTACGCCAGTCGTCTTTCCTTATACTATACCCTTGTTCATCGTTACCAAAAATAAACAGATCAACACCATCGTTTTGGGCTGAATATATATACACTGGGTTATACATGTACGCTTCTTCAGCCATACTTTCAGCTTCGTCACGAACCTCATCGGTGAGTCCGTATTCATCATCAAGCCTTGTAAAATATTCAACAGCAGACTCATCATCTTCTTTTTCTTCGTTGTAACGATCTGAATTTCTTTCAAGAAGACTTTCAACCACTCTGTCCAATATCCCATTGTCTTCAGCTTCATCAGAGTAATATTCAATGTCATGATCCCACGCTTCAGGATCATCCCATATAGTACCGCTGTCCCATTCAAGAGTGGTTAATTCTTGATCATTCTCTAACTCATCAGCAACTGTCTCCACCACTTCAAGACCATTCTCTTGTACAAATTCCATTACTTCATCACGGGTGTATTTGTCTCGCAACTGTAAGAACTCATTAAGACCAAGCCATTTCACTTCAACTTCTTTAACACCACCTGTCTTTTTCAGCTTTGCTAAAATTTCAGCACCAGACACCAGACCTTCTGATACACGTTGCTTCTGCTCAAGTGCTGCTAACTCAATAGCTAACGGGTCGTTATCATCCTTAATGTTGTAGCTGATCAGGTTTAGCTCATCAAGTCGTGCTGACTCAACTTCTGTTAACTGCTTACCACCTTTTTTCCACTGCGGAAAATTCATGTCCATTACAGCTTTATTGACACCACTGTAAAAACCTAACTCATTGACAGGTGTTTGTGATTGGTAAAGCAACCTTGAACTATCCTCAAGAGCCGGGTCGAAAGCCGCGTTGACTGACCTTATCTGAGAGGGTTCAAAGACAACAGTCACATTACCCGGTGCACCAGTCATTGCATACTCGTCACGAATGTTATCAACTATCAAACCATCATGACCTTGTTCACGAGCGATATTAATCTCCTCATCGATGGAATAAGTTTTACCGTTCCTTTTTCCACGGAAACCCCCACCGTCCCATCGGATACGTTTAGGGTTTGTCATTTTAAGTCTGACGGGAATTGTCTCAGCTACCGCGTTTTGATAATCAAAGGCACGATTGTCATCAGCGTAACTAGATGCTAATCGCTTATCACTACTGAAAAAGAATGGTCTATTCTCACCTATTCCCACGGAACCTTTTTTATCAAAACCTTCATCCCATATACCACGGCTATCAGGTGACCCGTGATAATATGTAGTATTGATGTCAAAGCCCATATCTTTAGCACGTCGCATTCTTGCCTTATCAGACATGTCTAAATCAGGAGTACCTTGTTGGTGCAGATCTTGTGAATCGTCCATCACCCAGTCAGGTAGTATCCCAATTTTTTGATCTGCAAAGACTGTATTTTCAGCGGTAGCTGACCGGTTAGTTTCACCGTATGGCCCATAGTTTACCCAACTATTTTGACCGCGTGTTTCGGTTGTAACAGCTTTTCTAGCCAACGGGCTGTACATCGATATGTGAGAACGCCATGTATTTTCTTCACCATCAGCACGGAATCCCACACCTTCTTTAACATGACCGAAGTAATCATGAACTACCCTGAATAGATCGTTAGCCAGTGCTACCTGACCTGATATCTTGAAATCAGTCTCTAGTAACAAAGGGTTGTCAACAGGGTCAAAATTATCATCTGACCCAAACCCTTCGCGTGTTGAGAAAACGTACATGTGATTATTGTCACGTACGTCATCGGTCATCATTCGAGGGCTGCTTTCGTACGGATCAGCACCGTCTATAAATTCAACTTTCAACCCACTGTTAACGATAGCTCTATATTGTTCGATCGTTTCATTGATCATTGCAGTATATGCAGCCGCAACTTCAGGATCGTTAGGTGCATGGTCCATCCCATCAAAAGCTTGTGCTATTTTTGCAGACCTTTCAGGATCAACCTTTACATAATTTGATGGTGGTAAATATTCCAACCCAGCGTTAGCCATATACTCCTGAGCAACCGAAGCCGCATTAGCCCATGCTGACGCATTGAAACCACCTACTTGTCGAGGGAGCCCTTTGAGGGAGCCGTCTGCTTCACGACCCCGGATCGCTTCATTCTGCTTTTCTGAAAGGCGACTTTCTCGTCGTACTCTTCCATCGCTTGTTCGTGCTCTGCCAAGGTCTTGTAATCCCTCTGTATTGGCACTCTGATTTTCTCTTGCTTCATCATATAACCCCTTATCTAATGTCATGGCAAGCACATCAGGCTTACCCATTGTTTCAGCATCCCAGTTGTCAGGTGCCATGTTTTCATCCCACGAATAACGGTCTGCTTCCACAAAACCATTTCTACCATAGGACTCTGTTAAAAAACCTTCAAATGCCTCAAGCCTCGTACCACCCTGCTCTACAGCTTCTTGTATCATCAGATCGACAACACCTTTCAATTGTGAATCAGGATGCTTATACAACGATACAATCATCCCATCTCGTCTGATTGCGAATCCAGCACGACCGTCGTCATAAGACACTAACTTCATTGTCGCGTATTCGTCAGCCGTGTAAGCATATGCTGACGCACCGTTAGGACTTGCTGTTAATGCTTCTATCAGATTATCATGAAATTCATCAGCCGTTATTGGTGCACCTCTGTCATTGGCAACTCTACCACCTTGATTGGTCACTTGCTGTGCGATACTGTCAATTTCAGAATCAATATTCGCTATCTGTTGGTTAACAGCTTGTTCTTCGGTTAAGCCTGATTTAACTAACTCTGCTACCGCATCAGCATCAGTGACAGCTCCGAATTTTTTTAAACAGAAATTGATACTACTCATCAAGCATCTCCATGAATGCAGTTACTAACATTAAAATATCATCGTCTTCACCACGTGCTTGATCGAAGAATCTGACATGATTACCCGGAGCCTTCACCGGTGTAATTACATTAACCCCATCACATACGAAGCCTAATGATATTACACCGACGGGATCACCGCATTGGAACCCTAATGATATTGTATCAACGCCACCCATCAGGTTCTGCTCGTAATCTTACCACCATTGCCATCATCTGCTACATTAACCGTAATTGAATTATCAGAGCTAGTTATTCGACCATCAACGTGATGTGTCATATCAATAGTGTTATCTAAGTTCAACCGGGCATACATCTCACGAACTTTAGAACTTTCAGTCTCATCATATACAATGCAACCTACTTGGGAATCATCAACAATATCAAACGGTGATCCGCGTAGATGAACCTCACCACCTGTACAGTCTGAACCCACAATAGCTCTACCACCGTTCTCAATACCTATCGAATGAGTACCGTTTGCAACATTGCTGATTTTTAATGACCCGTGGTAATCACGTACAATCATGTTACCACTAACATGTGTGATTTCAGCGAACAACGATCCTTCTGTCGAAGAATAACACCCTACCATCTCAAAGTCCCCCGTGACCTCAACACCAGACTTAACCGCACAATTGTATGCTGCGCCTGATACCCCCGTGATATTGTTTATCCTACATCCCTGAAGAATATTCAAACCATCAAGCTCACCTGAAACAGTCATGTTCTCGATAGCACAACCTGTGAGATCAGCGATAGGATTTGCTGTTAAAACATTAAATGGTGAATCACCCACAATTTTGTATTCAGCAGACAAGTCTTCATTAATAACAGCGTCACCGTTGAAAAATAATTCTTTAATACCCTGTCCAACAGCGATACTAATAGCGTCGGTTATATTATTACTTGGTGCACGGAACGTTCCGATAATATCACCAGTGGGTGTTTTACCTGTACCTCCCACACCGTAAAGTATGTCAACAACAACTCTACCACCGAATACACCAGCTTCAAGCACTGTAGGGTTAATTAAAGCGGAGGTATTGTTAGTACCAACACTGACACCGGGGTTAGTTATTTCAACTTCCCTGATGTTAGTGTTACCATCCGTGAACTCCAATGAATAAGTGCCACTTTCATAAGCCACTTGCCAACCATTAATTACTTCAACAATTCGAGGGGTAGTAGTAGTGGGTGATGTATTCTGAAATAAAGGAGCGTTTACTGTATCGACCACCCCTTGATCTGAACCGTTGAGTTCCCTTAAAAGTACCCACCAGTAAGCGACTGTGAGTTTATAACGAGTACCAGTAACCAGTGTCATTTCTGACACTGGTATCGTTATTATCTTAGCATCCCAGTCAGCACTTAAAGGCATACTTACGCATCCGGTGTACGAACGATACTTACGCTAAAACCGGTTTCGGTGAAACTTCCTGACAATGGGAACGGAATAGTCGGTGTTGAGTTAACTGATCCGTCATCCACAACCTGACCTGCAAGTATGGTATCAGTAGAATAAATCCATGCTGATGATTCCGTTGCAGCCGCCGCTACTAAATCTAAAATCATAGGGTATACATTGACAGCAGCTGTATAATTCTGACTTAAAGTCATACCGTCTAATGTGAATGTGGACCCTGTAAATGATGAATATTTGTAAGAGTCTTCGCCACCAGCCCCATTATCAATACGCACCCAACCTGACGTTGGAACATTACTGATAGTGGTGCTGACAACAATGGTGCCGTCGCCCAAGTCATTACCAGCAGCAGCAGCGTATTCAGATTTATTAATGCTAGTCCCGTCAAGTGACTTACCTAAAGCAACCCTGTCTTCACCAATCACCATACCACCCACAGCAGCTGATTGTAGGTTAGGTGGTGCTTGAGTTACACCAAGCAAATCTAAGAAGCTGTCAGTACTACCGACATCAGCAACTGCTTGTGCAGCACCTTTGCTGCCGATCCATGAACCGGTGTAGTTACCAGCAACAGACTCTGCACCTAACGCAACGACGGTGACACTTACGTTGACAGCAACTGTACCACCAGCTGTCAGTACATCATTGTCTGTGGGTGCAACACCTGTTAATAGTTGAATCCAAATCTTTGTAGCTGCGGTAGGACTATCCATAGCTAAAAGCTGTCCTGTACCAGTGGCCCATGTAATACCAGCACCATCTACAAGTGTACCAGTTGGGGTGTCAACAACAATCTCATGGGTAATACCACGGAAGAACTCACCGTTCAGACCGTAAAGCGTTTCGGCTGTACCATCACGAGTCTCCCACTTAATACGGCTGTAAACATCAGATTTAGTACGAGAGCCTTTGGTCCATTGCATGTGGTACGGTTGAGCACCATTACCATTGGCGTAATCAATATTCTGATAACCTTCTGTGTTAACAATATCTGTGTAACCAGAAACAGTACCAATTGCTACGCTGTTGAACACGTCAAGAATTGACACGTCGCCCGGTGTAGCCACAGATTCGTTTGAACCCAGCACCGTCTTAGCTTCACGAAATGGGTGGGTGTATCCTCGTGATTGAACCCTCACTCTGCCACCATCAATATCTACACCACCTGTTCTTGATTTAACAAGCAATCTAACAGCGTAACCAAGATCGGCATCAGGACTGTAACTGAAACCCCAGTAATTTGTAAGTTTCAGATTATCCTGAAACACCTGCGGTAAAGCATCAGCGGCATACTTCCCACCGATGGCAAGACCTGAATATTTTTCAGCGGCCGCGACACCGTATGTGATCGAACCACCGTACATAAATTGAGCAGCTGTATCATCAATGTTCATAGGTGAGTTCAACGTTATGTCTGTATCAGACGCACGTTTACTCGGTACAAACAGATCTGTGATATCACCTAAGTCATCACCACTAGCTGTCGCTTGACCCGCTAAACTAATCAACGCTCTATGCATATCAATAATAGGGTAACGAGTTGTACCCGAAACATGTCTCACGTTCCCTGTTGCGAAATCCACACTGTAATCATCTATCCAAGCCATTTTAAAATATCCTCTTATTCATCCAAAACCAAACTAACCTGTAATGTTAAACCACCCGACGGTATTGTACCCGATATCGGCTTTGCTACGTGAATTGCAGGAGTATCAGCATCAACTACTAGTCCTACAAATTCTTGTCCACCAGCCGCTGTACCTGATGCTCTACCACTCCCATTGACTAATGCAGCGTCGATGATGACCGTCCCATCAGGAAGTGTACCACCACCTGATGCAATAACGTGTACTCTTGCGTCAGTTATTACAGCTTTAGTGTTCTCATCAATCACATCGATGTTCAATGTAACAGGTGCTATAACAACATTCACTGTTGCACCAGCACTTCTAATACTTGGTGTAGATGCACCAGATGCAACGTTGATGGTCAATGTACCTGATGCAACGTTGACGTATACTGCTTCATTACCAGTTGATGTAGGTGTAACCGGTGAACCAGAGACACCTGTCTCATAACCAGACAACTGATTGTTAAATGACATTGTACCGGCACCCACCGATGTAAGCTCTATTGCATGGTTGGACCCGTCCGACGTAAAGTCACCAAGAACCTCAGCCAAATCATCAGTTACTACACTACTTGACCCCGTGTTATTAATCACCAAAGGATCAATTAAATTTGCACCACCTGTCAATGTCATCTGACCTGACGCAACGTGCGTCATACTATGAGCATCAGACGCTATCGACATCGCCCCGCAACCTGATACAGTATTACCTTTGAAGTCGTGAGTACCATCCAAGTTGATAGTGCCTGTTAAATTTTCCAATGAACAACCGAAAAGATCAGCAGCTTCCACATTTCCATCATCACGGTCGAAGCCAAAATCATAAGTAGGGTTGCCCACTATTGATATTCCGTTACGCCCTTGCAATGTTCCTACTGCTTGCCCGAAAGTAATGGTAGTATCACCAGTACCGTTGCCCACACAAGATATGTTTGTGAATGATAAAGGCACTGCTGCAACCAGTCCTGAATTATAGTAAAGCGGTTCAGACGCAAACACCTTTGAGTCTTCATCATTAATGGTTGTAGCAAGGACCCCAGTGTCATCACCAAGTATTAATTCACCGGATAACTCTGTAGCAGATTCTGAGTCATTCAGTGGTACTACAACACCGTACGCATTCGTAGCTTCATCAGCTAACAATTCTTCAATTAAACCTACCGTTGACGTGCCTGTAACCTTCAGCCCTGTGCCAACATCACAAGCATCCAATAGTAAGTTGTCAAACCTCGCAGTAGTTGTACCCACGTTGGCAAATACACCTATGTGGGTGATGTTTGAAGTGGTTAGTGTTCCTGCCCCTGCTGACCTAGTTTTCGTAGGATCTTGCACCATACGAACCCAATCTTTAGGTGGACGATCTGCACCATATTGGCTGAACAATGAATAGTTAGAAGCAGTAGGTGTTCCTGAACTCATACATACACCAAAACCCCCATCAACATCACCCACGTTTGCCAAAATTGAAGCAGCTAAAAACTTACCCCACACGTACACGTATTCATTAGCTTCTGTACCGGTGAAATCTAAAGCAGAAGGTAGTGTGACAAACAATGCAATACCTGTCTTGTTGACAGTTACTGTTAATGCGGTTGCACCCTCTTTACTACCATCCGCAGCAGCAGCACTGGGTGTACCACCTGAACCTCTATACTTAACAACAGTGACGGTATCTGATCCTATATTGGCTGTAAATTGTCTACCGTTACCAACCCACCCTACTGTTATTGTCATCAGCTCACCCCTGTGACATGGTGTGATCCAATATCGTTGATTATGAAAGCAATAGCCGCTTTAGTTGCTGCAAGCGCATTTACACATGTCATTTCATTAACAGCTGCGTGAGCTGTTGCATAACTTACATAATCTGTAACACTCACCCTATGCCCGTCAGGTGAATAATGAATATACCCATTGTCATCTACAGCGTATAGTTGGTAAATGATAACCAGCTGATAGAGTACTTTGTCGTCAACATGAGCGCGTTGTTTCTGTTTGATCCGCTGACTGACCATATGAACCTCGTCAAAACTCAATGTTGGTTTGTCGTCAACTTCTATCTTGATAGGCATTATGAATCCAAAGTGATTTTAGTAATAGGTGTTGCTGTAATCTTAGATAACAATCCTCTATGATCCCGGTCAACATTAAACTCATAAGGAATTTTTTGCACCGGTTCATTCATGCGAGTAATCATATCAGCAATGGGTGTTAAGTCCACAGATACATCTGTACCACCCATTGATTTGCTACAGATAGTCTCTGTTAATTTATCGATTGCACAAAGTATCTCTTTGTTTCGAGAGTTAGCTGTTTCATTGATCGAGTCAACCAATTCCTTGAACCCTTTCATTATTGAGTCCATACCTTGAACTTCAACCTGACGTGGTTCACGAATAACTTTAGCACCTTTGCCTTGTAGTTCGGCAAGCTCAGCAGATGTCATTTTTTTAGGCATTCGATCAACCCCTTATACAAGCTAACAATTGTTGTAATTCTGATTTACGCGATTGAGTCTCATCCCAAACTTCTTGAGCGTTCCTTTCAACCTGAACAGTTTCACCAGTCTCTTCAATAATTATAGACTCAGATATCGTTAAATCACTAAACTTTTGTTCACTATCGAAAGAAGGCCCTGTCTTGAAGGCGGGATCGTGAGCACTGTTTGGGTCAAATTCAACATTCATGTTATCAGCACGGATACGACGAGACTCTTCATCCATCAGCATGCCTTTACTTACAGCCTCATTCCATTCAACAGCTTGTTGTTCGTTGGAACCCTTGTACCCATCTTCCTGTGCTTGATTTAAGATCTCATTAGGTGCAGCAGCTTCTTGTGGTCCCACGATCTTTAAGCCCATCTTAGCAAAGGTGTCCTTCACTGATATATCAAACCCTCTATCCCTTGCTCGTGCAACATATGACGTAACATAAGCAGGTATAATTTGAGCACTAATTCTGGCTGTAGCCTGACCTTGACGTCGAGTGTCTACTATTTGCTGAACCACCTGATTGTAAATTTCATCAGCTTCAGACTTGATAGCCTCTTCTTTCTCAGCCGACTCAAGCAGTTTACGGATAGCAGACTTGTGTTGTGAATCACCAGAGTCAAGTTGTTGCATCGTCAACCCGCTACCTGAAGTTTTAATGTGCGGTCGTAACTCAGCCATTAACTCAACATCAGGTGCTATTTCACTCACAAAAACATCTAAAGGTATGTGTACGTCTTCACCGTTCGCATCTGCAAAATATTCAGATTCTGTCTGAAGTTCTGACACAGCATCACCACTCACGATAATGTCAATATCCTCCCCTACAGACTGAAGAAATTCTTTATGTTGTAATGGTCCCACCTGATCCAAATTTTCACTTTGAGCATAAGCGACCATTCTATCAATCGTATCTTGCTCACCAAGCGATGACATTACATTAGCTACTTGCTGACCGTTACGGTTAGCTATAGCTTCGTGCGTTGCTGTTATGCCACGGATACCACCACCAACACCACCACCCGCGACAGCACCAGCAAATTGACGGTCTATCATCTCTCCAAAATCTACAACTTTTTTAGTGCCTACTGTCTCACCTAAATACTCAATACCTTCTTGTATAAACTCAGTACCCGCTTCTGTAGCTGCTGCACCACCCACGGCTTTAACACCTGATCCAACCCCCGTAACACCACCTCTGCCGAGTACCACTTTACCAGCAAGACGTTCGGATACAGCCACTGCGAGTGCTGGTACAAAGGACTTACCTAACTCATTCCACGTAGGGTTTTCTTCGGAACCCATGTTGACCATACGATTCTCTGCTATGTCCTCTGTACGTGACATGAGATATGCGGGTGCCGTATACATTGCTGCTATCATATGAGGAAGACTACCTCCTCCTTGCTCAACGATATAACCAGCAAGGTTCATAATGCTTGGGTCTTCTTTAAGATTATCCCAATTGAAGTTCTCCACATAATCAAACGGTTTATATTCAGATAACATCTTGCCGTACATCTGATCATCTTGACGTTTTGGGTCTAACTTCATACTGAATGATAGACCGTCATCACCCCATTCTATACCGGGATTGACCCCTGTGAGTTCAGTCATTGTCTCTTCAAAAGAATCTGACGTATGTCCTGCAAATTGAAGAAAGTCACCTGTCAGTTTGACAGCAGTATTAGCGAAATTTTTACCGGTGTTGAGAAGAAGATTTGTATTATGTCGCTTAACGTCATCCTCCATACCCTGTAATGCTTCAACATGGTCTAACGACACAGCCGCATTGTTATAATTACTTATGAAGGCTGCTGTTTTAGGGTTATTTGCAGCAAGATCCACAGAGTCGATGTAAGCAGCACGTTCACTTTTCTTAATTTGATCACGGTTTCGTTGAACTACATCGACAGGTAACATTGTATTGGCTGCAAGGTCAAGGTCTGACGCATGCTGCAATGGGTCAACTTGTGAAGCTTTCTGTAACACCTCATCCAGTTCAATCTCATCATCCACATATTGATCATCTATTAGCATCTGCCTTCTCTCTTTCGTACACATACTGATCAATCACATCGCCATTACTAAATGGTTTCCCCACCATCCGTAACTCTTTAATAGCTTTATTGAATAACTTACGATCCGTACGTTTAATACGTGTGATTGCCCATCTGATATCACCCTCGCTAGTCTTACGTAAACTGTTGATCCATTCATCCTTGCTTGCATTAGGATCGATCAGAGGTAATAGATCTGAAACTCTTCCCCAAGCAACAGGGTCAGTCGTTCTGAACTCATCGAGCAATAAGTTTTTATTCTTATCACTCATCGTACTAAGCATTCCTGAATTACCCCAACCCGGAGGGTCATAATCCATTAATCTGTCATCTATGAATGAGTTAATCTTATCGTTAGTGGGTGCGACACCTTTATTCAGTTCTGTCTCACGACGGACAAAATCATCAACAGCTAACAGGGTATCAGCCTTGAGTGACTTACTGGTGGTTTTGTCCTTTTGGAACCGTGCCGTCACGAGTTGACTTGCTGTCATCATACCGTTGTATTCTTCAGGTACAGCACCATCAATTGACACGGAACTCCACCTTTTATCCTGTTCAGGACTTAAGGTACTTCTAACTTCTAAAAATTTATTAAGCAATGAAGGGAAGTCTTTCTGATGCTTCAATTTATTTAGTAATAACTCAGCATCACTGTTGTAACGATTCGGACTAGCTTTAGCTCTACTGGCCTCAGCCGCATACATAGTATTCTGCTGTGATGCTGTCAAATTGTCCCACTCGTCACGGTGTTTAGCTTTCAGCTGACGGACTGTGATGTCACCAGATTTGATTGAATCCCACTGATCATCCACAAATGACTTTTGACTATCAAGAGTGTCCATCTTACGTCGTGTGTATAACACGTTGTATCGAGTCTCAACCTCAGCACGAAGATCTGCATCTTTAATCTTACGAGAAGCTTCATCAGCTTGACCCAAGTCAAAGTTTTTGTCATTGAAACCATCCACTATGCGTTGAGCTTTGTCATCAATCAGCTCGTCCTCAGCAGCCCTTAGCAGCTTAGCATGGGTATCAGACGGTAAGTTCTTAGCCCAATCCTGTTTTAAAGCGTACACACGGTTCTCAGGCTCCATCATTTCAAGCTTACCTATGGCAACACTTGTCTTGAATGACTTCTTCATTGCAACACCGTCAGTGGCCTTCATGAAATTTTGAGCCACCATGTAATCTATCATGTCGTTAGCAGCATTTCGTCCCATAATCATGGGGTCCGAACGTTCACCAGTAACAGGGTCAACAGTAACTTCACCAGTCATTGATGCTTCACGAAGTTTTTCCAACCTTTCGTTAAGCCCTCCAACCTCATAATCTGATTCAGCATTAAAGGCTTTTTTCTTAGCACCCTGAATACCTGTGGCCACAGAAGGTCTTGCCCAATCTGTAAATGCAGTTCTTGCTTCAGGATCTGAAATATTACCAGCCAGATTACCCATGCCTGTGGTCATCTTCTCAGTGTACCGTTCCTGAATGGTTTTATAGTCTTCATCATTATCATACGCTGCATCTTGCTCAGCCTTCATCACAAGGAAATCAGCTTTAGCTTTACTGACCTCGCCATCCGTACGTTTATCGAGGGCTACTGTTACTGAATTGAAAACATCTGCTGCGTCATGGAAACCAGAAGGTGCAGGGTTGTAAGTAGCAATAGCTGACTTGCCTGTAGGCAGACGACGATTTAATGATAATTGATTAGGTATCACTGGCATGACTTAAGTCTCTTTTGGTGTTTTTTTCCATTTTGAAGCAACACTTGATGCACCACCCAATATTGTTGACAAAGCTTTAGTTTTACCAGCAGCTTTTGCTTGAGCACCTTCGTATTTTCTTGCCGAAGCTTTGTTGTTATAACCTCGTTGTTCAGACTCAGCATCAAACATTGCTGCCATGGAGTTATATTCACCTGCTGCACCAATGTCAGCTGTTGTCTCCAACATACCCTCGTCTGTGGCACCACCACTTGCTGCACCAGCAGCTCTTGCATTGGCCATTATTACGGATGCTTTACGACGTTCTTCAGCAGCATCCTTAGTTCCTTTAGCATAGGCTGCTTCACCTTGCTGCTTCAGTTGTTTCGCCTCAAATTTAGCAGCCTCATTTTGAGCCCTACCGTCTTGGTAACTACCATAAGCACCTAATGCTGTTGACCCTACCGAAGCTACTGTTGCTAATGTTGCCGGATCCATATAAATACCTCATCGTTATGTTTTTTAAAACCCGCATGTTGCAACAGATTATATGCTGTGGGGTGACGTATGTCAGCAACAGCATACACTGGTGCATCTAGTGATTCGATAATACTTACCAATTTTCTAGTGAGTATAACAGCAGACCGCTTATGTTTCTTAGGATCAATACCCTCTGCTATATTCAGGAAAGCAGTTAAAGGATTATGAAACATAACACCCGCTATAGCAGCCGGTTGACCATCCACAAGGGCTGTGTACCCCTTAAATGAGTGATCATAAGACTCACCGTTGATTGCGATAACATCGTCTCTGTTAGCCGGTCGGACTTTTAGGTGGTCTAGGGTCTTTAATGTCATAAAGTAATGCCTGTATTGTGCAAGGTCCGGTAGCTCTAATATGTATACGGGGATCAACTTCATCTTCCCCATCAAACTCAAAAGCTATTTCATCATAATCAATAGTTGTATTAGGCACTATGTCTGTGCCATCTTCAATCAAAGGAAGATCGTACAATAACGATTGGTCAGAACCGATCTGAAGCGAGCCCACTCTATAGTCGCTTAACACAAGGCCCACATTGACGATTCGTTTGTACAACCCTAATACTGACTGTAAACCACTTCCTAATGCAGCAGTAAATGCCCCACCCAGTTTATTAGATGTGTAATCTGCAACATAAGGAAGACCGACTATCACATCCACCCATGGTGAGCCGACTGTGATAGAACCTGACGATACCACGAATGTTCCTCTGCCTTGACCGTCTGCCCACACAGCTACCGTTTTACCCTCAAGGTGTGATAGCCCTGATATAGTTGTGCCCGGTGAACTGTATTGAACGAATGAATCAAAATGTTTGCTGATATTACCACCCTTGGATTCATTCGTCATTGCCGCTTTTTCAAGATACCTACCACCAGTCCTTGTGACGATTCTATAAACTTTATCTTCATTCACGGAAGGTAATACCACAGTATCGTCAATGAAACCATCAGTGCTCAATCTACTCCACGCCCGTACGTCTTCTGCGTTCTCGGCTAGATATACACGCTCTGTTCCGTCATTCATCACAACATGTAACCGTGTCTCAGGCTGACGAGCGAACACTATTCGCTTAATACCCTCTTTGCAGATACTGGGGTTTAGCGTCATGATATCAACCCCTTCATGCACATCACTTGACAGGTTATATGCCATCTCAAAAATCTTGATGGTAGACCGTTGTACAAAGTAAACCTTATCGTCTATCTTCAGAGGTATGTTGTCAGCAGCACCTTGGTTAGAGCCTGACTTAAGGTTTGCATTATCTTGAGTTAATATCTCACCAAATGAACTAGACCTGATCGCTATCTCGTCTGAAGCAATACCCATTATCAACCGTGATGATGACGCTAACCATTTCACTACGTCAACCGGGCCGAAACCAATAGTCTTTACTATGGATGAAGAATTACCCTCAATATCCCTATCAAAAGATGTATATGAATCTGATACAGACCCCCATACTTTATTCTTACCACCCCACCATATACGACCTTCGTAAAATTCCACAGATGAAGGGTAACTACCTTCTTTCCACGAACCCGGATACCAGTCACGAGTAGCTTTAGTTTTACCAAAATCTTTAAGTACCTGAGAGTTAGCGACAGTTGGTGACACAACGCTTGTTATACGACTTACACCCTCTATTGATCCCCCTGAATATGCTAATTCAAGACCAATTGTCCCGGATGTGAAGTTACCTGTTTTAACCCACAGTCTATAATACAATTCTGCATTATCAAGATTGTCATCATAAGTGACATTAACGTTGTTTGAGTAAGTTTTCTTATCATCCCATGAAGAATCATCAGTTGATCTTTGCAGCGTTACAGTACCTGACCATGACCCTGTAATGATTAACCTAAACTCACGTAAGTTTTCAGCACCTGTCACACGGATACTGTTCGTTCCTGTATCTTCGACAGTAACACTTGCTTCAACATTCTGACCTGATGACCCTAACTTAAAAAGCTGCCCTATATTGTCATCAGTGAAGTAATCATCAGAGGCTGTCAATGTGGCATTACCGTTTAAAGATGAAGCCTTTAACGTCATATTACTGTCGTTCAATGATCCAAACGGACCATCTTTAGCAAGATACTTGACCACCGACCATGATTTTTTACCGCGACGTTCCACTTTAAACTGATGAGCACCATTGACTGCACAATAATAAATGTCAGCCGATTGAGCGTATCGTAACGATGGTAACATTGCTGTTGTTACCTCAGTCGGTAGTGTAAGAATCCCTGCGCCATCGACTGTAACTGAATCAACCAACGCACTATAAAGCTCACTATTTGAAAATGTCAGAGTAACGTTGGATGTTGGTGTAAAAGCAAACGAGTGGGTGCCGGGTTCAAGCGTCCCTGAAAATATATCAAAGGATCCATCACCACCTGTACCTATACTGAAGATCACGGGTGCCACACTAATAACCACAGTAATGCTGTTCTCAACACCTGTCTCAGTGGTTAACGTTTGGTATATGGCCCCAGCTGTGGTGCCGTTACCCGTCAACCTTGCATAACCCCCAGTCTCCCATGCTGAACTTGACCCTGCACCAGACGTGTCGGTCCAACCGGTAAGGTCTGAAGTAAAAGCACCGTTTGTGACACTAGTAGTAACAGCGGAACGACTAATTAACTCATCATTCACCCACACCCTTATTGTATTGTTTGAGAACTCAAGAAGTGCTACGTCATCAATTGCTGCTACGAATGGTGCCATGTGAGCTTCATTAGGGATGACACCTATGTACTCACTACCTTGACGGTAAGTCATAGGTCCTAATCTTGCAGGCATGAAATTATTCATATAAGCAGCAGTATTCTTGACCTTCTCAACGTCATCTCTAGCTAAAGCAATATTATCTACTTCACCCCTGTTAAACTTATTGACGTGACCTCTTAGCATTAATAGTCACCGGGTCTGTTGCGATTGCCACCACGATACCGTGAATTAACCCAACTGCCAGACTGTATTCGTCGTGGTGGGGAAGACATGGCGTCGTTAGACATAGCACTGTTGCGACGACTATCATGTTCGATGTCGGCACGTTTAGGGTCAGCACCTTCTTTCATCAGTGCCGCTGAAGCATCTTTAGCTAATCGACTAGCAATTAATCGCTTAAAGAAGACAGGCCACTGAGAGGGGTTGGTTAGAAAGTCGGTGCTGATAAATTGGAAATATATCTCATCAACGTCAGCGAAAAAGTATCCGCTTTCGTCTTGGTAATTCTTTAATGGTGATTGCATGTGCTCATCGCCAAATAGTCCTACTATACGATGGAGTTTTGACGGTTTAGCGAATGCATAACGGTATCCCCATGATGGTTCAACTGAAGGATCGAATTCTATCTTCGTGGATGTTACAGCAAATGTCCACCCTGTATCTTCAAGCATGTTACTCACAACTCCTGCATCAACAGCCCTGTCCAATTTAGACCGTCTGTTAGAGTCATCGTTAGCAGATGATATCTCGTCGAGCCCTAGTATTAATAACGCATCGTTATAGATCCTTAACCATTCGTTAGATAACGTGGTAATGGGCGACGACGGTCTAACATCTGGCTCACTCTCTTGCTCAAGACCCCGTGCTGCTTCAACCCTGTCTAAAAATAACTGTTCAATCTTTAAGTATTCATCAGGTGCAGCTTTAACTGATATCTCACGAGCAAGGTATGCAGCCACTACCCGTGTGAATGAGGGCGTCCAGTCATCGAAGACGGCCACCTTGTCATTACTCACATAACGAACATAAATGACAGCATGCTCTGTTACAACCGATTTACCTTCTATCAGATATCGATTGACCTCTTGGTCCAACTTGTCATCACTGAAAACTTTTACAACTTTGATGTAATCGGCAGGAAGCTCATGCACACTATCCAACCCATGTTCACCACTAGGAGTGGGTGAGTTGAGCGCAATAATTTTAGTTGCGAATTGAGGCTGTACGATCTCAAGGCAATATTGTACTGCGTCAAGATCATAAGCACCGTCTAGCAGGAAGCGAGGCGGTCTGTTCTCAGTAATATTGGCTAATGATCGCTGACCAATTAGAAGTAAAGCATTGTTATACAACGCCAGTTTATCAACAGCCATATATCACCTATTTAAGATTTAAGTGCTTTTTCTAAATCACTCATAGCACGTAATGCTTCCGCTTGAGTGGGTATCAATTCCTCAACGACCTCACCTGTAATACGGTTGACGACACACCACTTTTTAGTGCCTCGCATTTTAACTTCAAAGTCACCCAATGGTTTAGCGGAAGGATCTACCACTTCCAACTCAGTACCAAAAATAACTTTAGTCTTTACTTGTGATCCCGCTATAAAGACAACCATCAGTAACACATAGAATGATCCGTCTTCAGCCAGTACACGGATCTCATCACCGACACGAACTTTATTTGAGACATGTGACCACAATGCCGGGTCTTCAAGATTGTCCTTTGTGTAATTTGACGGAACCATTGCGTCAAAACTTTGATGTCCGTGTTGCGAAAGTTGGAACAACGATGGATTGACCGGTGTCACTGTAATTTTCTTTTTACTCATGTTAATAACCCCCCTTCAGGTTTAATAAAAGGGTAGTACAACTGTACTACCCTTGTCATACATTCAATACTTAATCTTAAGTATTGACCGCACCAATAGCGACACCATCAGACAGATCCGCACCAGCAGCTCCTACCGCTAACACATTGTACATGTGCGCGACAGTACCACCGGCAGAGTCGGACTGAATAACAATATCACCTACAGCCATACCAAGCTCTTCAGCATCTGAGATGTAGTTAGCACCACGTACTGTTGTAGCAGCATCTGCTGAATCATAACTCCACCATGATGGACCTTTGCCTACGGCAGAAGTCATCATACGTGGAGGGTTAGTTGTTGCATAAGCCATGTTAATCTCCTATTAAGACAACGCTGAATCATTGTGAAGCATTTTCACAATGCCGCTGTTTTGAAGAAGCTTAGAACCCATAAATGTTGAGCAACGTGCCCAAGATTTATCATTCTTCTCATCATAACCCACGTGTGTTGAAATATTTTCAACGTCACAAGCATGACCAATAGCAGCTCGTGAGTACATGAAGCATGATGCAGAAGCAGTTCCAGCACCGGGTAGACCGCCGTCAACAATCCAGTTAACACCATACCAGTTGAAAGCTTTCGATTTACTTACGTTCTCGAAAGGCTTCAGATTGATATAGTCAGCTGAAGTAAATTGATTTAAGCCCATTAAGTAGCCGTGGAAAGCCGGGGTAATCAGAGCGAATGGCTCTTCTTCTAATGCAAAAGCATTACCCAACTTAGTCTTAGCTGTTGTCACCAAGGTTAATGTTGCAACCGCAGCAGCACCCCAAGTTACAGTCGCTGTAGACAGACCCGCATGAATGTCAGAATCGATCTTACGATTGATAACTGCCATAGACGTTTGTTGCATGATACGACGACCATCACCTTGTGAAGCATAGATGTTGAAGTTCGTACGCTCAGGCACGTCATGCCACTCTTTAAGCGTCGCGGTATATTGATTTAAGTTATCCGTACGTGTCGGTATATCACCATTCACGCCACGAGTAACCGCTGAAGCTCCACCAGAGTCAGCAACGAGGAATACAGCCTCATTACCATTAATGTCGGTTTCAGTGGTCACTGTACGTCGTGCTAACGACTGTGACTTCTCGAACCCAGCAATAAACTCTTTACGGAACATTTTCTGAAAAGCTGTATCGCTCATCGTTTTGTCCTCAAGTTAAATTAAAAAAAGTTATCACACTATCCGTTCGAGTTAGCCGTCTGAAGTTTTAATGAGTTAGCCGTTTACACGGGGTCAAACCACTTCATCAAGGGTCTACTTGTCAAGTACGTAATAAATATAAGCTATCAGTAATTAATAATCAACCTTTCGATTTCTCATACATCTCATCGAATGCAACGGCTGTCATAAACTCCTGTCTTGTGTCACCATGGCACACGAAGTATCCACCCGCGTGTGGTGAATGTTGGGCTATGTAATGATCACTGACCTCGAACGGTTTAATCTTCTTGTTCTTTGGTGTGATGATACGGCCCTCGATTGATCCAATCAGGCATGCTTTCACAATTACTTTACTTGCGTAAGTTTCCATTATTTATTCTCCATTTTATCTTTAGCGTTTATTAATTCTTGGTAACGTTCTTGTGCGGCACGATCTTTATACCACTCATCAGTACCCATTCGTGCTTCAAGTTCCTCAATTTCAGTGTTAATACTCTGCATAGGATTGTTAGAGTTAGGCACAACTGTCGCACTAGGGTTGATATCAAACGCTTGTGTCGCGGCCCATATCAAAAATTCAGGACTGTTGGTCATCATCATACCGTTACCCATGCGTGAATTAAGCACATCATCACGTATGGTTTCAGGCAATTGACCCATCCAATTCATCACCGTGTTCAAATTCTTAGCATAATCATTACCCCACAACTGTTTCAGCTGTTGAGTACCAACATTTTTATGCTCATCATCAACCAATGACATCTGTTGGGCCTCAACCTCACGGCCCTCTAACATTGCTGATGCAAGCTGTGACATTACCGAGTTGCTGACATTATTTGCGTGAGCAACTACTAGCACTTTATCTAAAATCCTAAGATCTTCATCACCCATGACAAGACCGTCAGATAATTCCACTTTGTAGTCAGCGGGTGATGACGGTACACCGTTTGCTTCACGCCATTCCGTCAGCTGTTCATCACTAGGGTTGTCAGGCAAACCGGTTGACAACTCACCTTTACGGATACGATCTTGAGCACTAAAGTAATTATTCACAAACGTGGGCATATCACTGACACGCTCCAGCTGTGTCAACCGCTTGCTGTCATCGCCGGCTAGTTGTGTACGCCAATCATCAGGCATCGCAGCAAAAAAGTTACTGTCACCTGCTGGTGCTGGTGTACCGCCTGCTGGTGCACCTCCTGCTGGTGCACCTCCTGCTGGTGCACCTCCTGCTGGTGCTGGTGCTGGTGCTGGTGCTGGTGTACCGCCTGCTGGTGCTGGTGCACCTCCCGCTGCTCCCGGCTCACCTTCCATAAATCTATATTTTAATCCAAACATTTAATTCCCCTCGTTGTCCGAAACAGGTAGTTTCGTAAATTTAATAACCTTGTAACCAACAAATTGACGACCACTCATGAATGCACTAGCACTGGGCTCACCCGGAACGTAGCTTAAGTCATGGGTAACACACAATTTGTTTACTACTACTTGAAGAGCTAACACCTGCTGATCAGCCGTTGCCTCCCCTTTGCTTAACGCTTTGATAGCGATATGCTCCTGTCGGGTGATATCGGGACAGAATAATTCCTTACTGTCCACCTGTCACTCCTTGTTCCATCGCAGCCATAGCCGCCTGTTGCATTGCTATTTGTTGACGTTTAACTTCAACCTCTTCCTCATTGGCCAACCATGAAGCAGGTGCTCCGATACCCATAACTGCATCACGTACAGCCTCGTCAAAGTTCACATTCAACTCAACACCCTGATCGAATTGAGCTGCTTCAGCCAACAGCTTGCTTGTTTGAGCGAACTTATTAGCGCGTTCCTCTTCTTCAGACTGACTCAATGGTGATATAAATCTGAACTGTACCTCGCGTCCTTTTAATGAATCAGGAATATCCATTGGTGAACCGAAGAACCCGGCACTCATTGCTATACTGAAAGCTATCTCACACAATTGACCGTTGTATTCTGACTCGATTGGTGCGAATAAAGGTAAGTTCTCGCGCCTAAACTGTTTCATACGTTCAGACACTTCATAAGCTGTCATATCACGGTTAGTATCAGGCAATGACAGTTTGTTCAGATAGAATGCTGACGATAACACTTCGACAATATTCTCCCTCATTTCCAAACCTATAGGGAAACCACCACGGTCTTGACTCAACGGACGCAACGACGCACCCATCTTCTCGTCGTATTCATTATCAACCCACGTAATACCATCTGGTGCTAAGTCCACATCACCACGTATAACTTTTTGTGTGGCAATAATAGGTGGTCGTGCATAACGTTCACCCGCTTCAAGCAACGTGTGAGTCATCGATTGTAATGCTCGCGCATCAGGAAGCCCAACAACTGTTGCAGGTGAGTAAGCGTATTGACTACCAGCTATTGTCTGAAACCGTGGGACCACATACATCTTGTGGTTCATACCGACTTCTTCAATAATGTGCTCGTTATCCATGTCGATGTAGATCGACACGTACGGGAATTTACTTTCAATCTTCTCATCCCCATACATATCAGAAGGTAATACCATGTGGGTGATATTGGCCTCCTTGAAAGGGTTAGTCTTTACCTTTTCGTTACAATTTTCATGTAACTTATCTTCACCGAACGTTTGGTCCAACTGATGATAAGTAGGCTTCCATCGGCGAACAACACCACCCACCTGACCTGATTCATCATCAAACCAAGCAACATCACGCAAGTGCCAACACCGGAAGAGTAAGCCATCGTTCTTCTTGTTCATCTCAACACTAATGACCGTCTGACCGAATGTAGCATAATCATGGTCACCCTCTTTCGTGGCTCTCACAAAATTAGATTCCCTGCTACCCATTAGCTTACGTAACCTACGTGTTGAATGCTGTAACCATGAAGCACCCAAGTGGTCAGGAGTGCCGTCAATACCGATGTTAAACCAGTCGCCATCTCTCAGCATCGCATTAAACGAGTTGCCTAGATCACGACGGACAAGCACCGGGTACGAGTCAACAAGACTATCAGCCAGTTCTTGACCGATGTTGCGGGTGGTAGTGAAGTCAGCTCGCTCAGGATAGAAATGCTCAGCCAAGGTCTGATACAGCGACATCATTGGCTGATGCTTCTCGAACAAGTGGTTAGATTGGCTCTTCACTTGAGCCGTTGTCCACTTAACCAAGTTTACTGCCTTCTGACAAAATTGTACCTTGTCTACCAGTACCGCCATACTTACGGGCAGCATCCATCTGTGACTTACGTTTACTTTCCTTATCGTCAGTCACTGGGGCTACTTTCACTGGTTCCAACTTAGGTGTCTTTGGTTTCTTAAATATTGATCCCATCTTAAAATCTCCGTCTAGTAGTGTTATCGAATCGTGATGCTGATCGTGATTGTACATTAACATTAGGTGGTCGCCAATTTTCGTCTTCAGCCTTACGTGTCATACCGGGGAATAACTCAGTGAAACCCCATACAACTGCGTCCCCTCGGTCTGGTGACTTCAACCCTTGGTAACCACTCAATGTCATGGAGCATAACTGATCTTCTACTTCAGGGAAATAGCCCACGTGATGTATTTTCTTTTGCTCATACAATGCAGATATCGGTTCAGCACGAATAATCTTACCTCTTGTGGCTGTCACCATCGTGAAAGGAAGGCTTGGATTCTTAGCTTTAAGAACAGCCTCAACCATCGCTCCACCGTAGTTACCTTCAGCAACGACACGATCAGCCTTATGCCTTGTGTATGCCTCGTTGACAATATCAGCCCATTGCTCAGGACCATGACGACCTGACAGATCTTCAAGCAAGTATCCGTGACTGTCTGTACCTAATGCCGCAACAACGACACCAACCTCATCTGACCGTGTATCTTCAGGACCGCTGCAACCTGACGGATCTACTGCAATAACAATACGTAAGAACTCAGGGACATCTGATCCACCTTTACGATTCTGACTCAACAGCTCTTCGGACCATAACGCACCATCACTGTCATCGCTGAACTTACCTAACAAGAACCTGTTCCGGGCCTTCTCAGGCAGACCTTCCAACATCTTGATGTACTTCTTGTCGAGGTTATCAATGTTGTCAGCAGGGTTGATGAGGTAGAAGCCAAAGTCGAACTCATTGGACTCAGGCATTTTATTTTCAGGGTTAATCTTACGAACGAACCGTAGGTATGTCCAATGTTGCTTACTGGGTGGGTTGAAATCGTAGAATGCCTTCAACTCAAGGTTTTCTGTCTTCTGTGCTAACCGGGTCAGTGCTAACACAATTGAACCCCAAGGTATCTGTGAGCACTCGTTGAAGTAAATGGTGGCAAACTCCATTCCTAGGATTTTTTCAGTACGTTCCTTATCATCAAGACCACCGAACCATATTTCAGACCCGTTAGGTAACACCATGTACCAATCAGTCTTATTCAGCATTATTGAAAGGGGTGGTGCATCAGGGAAGCATAGTGATAGAACTTTAGGCAGTGTATCAAGAATAATGGATGATTTGATCGCATTAAACCTGAATCTGAATATCGCATGGCGACTGTTAGGTGCCTTCATCGCTCGTAACAGAACCACCAGTACTAGCAGAAACGTCTTACCTGACCGTGAGCCGCCACCTAACGCACCATGTGTTGCATCAGACACCAACATGTCCATCGCCCGATCTTGAGCTTTAGTGATCCTGAAACTCGTGTTATCAAACATTAGCAAACTTACCGTCGAAGTTTACAACCATTGTACCGTTGGAAGCTTGGTGATCCTCGTAGATGTTGAAGTGCTTACCGAGTTCTTTCAGTGCGTCCAGTTTCTTCGCTGTCTTGATTTTGTGTATGTATTCAACGTCATCACCCTGTTTGTTAGCGACGACCTCAACGCCTTCAATTGCGTACGACGCTGCTTCGGTCATCTCATGAAGAGGTCGTATACCACCTGATGTATCGAAAATATCACGCACGTTATTGAATGCAATCTTACCGAATGCCTCAAGGACCGACTCACGGGTAATACCAGCAACAGCAGCTTCTTGTGCTTTCAGCTCCTCTATGTACAGCTGTACCTCAAAATTCTTCAACATCTCATGTGCAACGTTACTGACATATTCACCGTTGTAACCAGCGTCACGGGCCGCTTGCGTCGCGTTATCACAATGATTTGCGACATAGATCTGACAGAATTTTATACGTCTACCAGTCATCATAATCTCTATCTCCACAGTCTTACAGTTCACGCGAATACTATCATAATCACAAAATACCCTGTCAAATACTTTACTACCCTGCCATATTTAACCATCCGGGGTTTTCAGTAACTTGTTGTTTTTTATAGTATTACCCTAGATATACCCCTTACTACCCCTTACTTTTAATGTAAATGTATTATTATATAGATAGAGATAGAGATAGAGATAGGTGGGTGGGATACTGGGGGGGATAGGGTAAGGTGGAGGGTATCCGGGGTGGCACTAAAATTACCGGTTTTTCACCTTTAAAATCAACAACTTACCCCCTACCCCTGATACTTTCAAAAGTGTGGGGTAGGGGTGGCTTTTTTAGAGATAGAGATAGAGATAGAGATAGAGATAGAGATAGAGATAGAGATAGAGATAGAGATAGAGATCAGCCAGTAGTTGACCGAATCTCTTCGATGTAGCCATTCACCATCTTCTTCTCCTCAGCAGTCAGATACCATTCGCTTCTGAGTAACCCAGCATCCTTCCTTTTCTTTTTTAAAGCAGCCTGACGTTCTTTATTGGACATCGCCACTTTATTAGGCTTCAAGCATTCAGGTGGCTCAGGGTCGTTCATATCCCACACCAGCGCACATTTATCACAATACATCTGATCACTACATTGACGTGCAGCACATTCACTATTTTTCATTCTTACCTCCTACATTATTAGTTAGTACGCTCTTGACGCCTTTTTTAAGATCCCAAGGGTACGCTTTTGTGCACTTACAGCAGATTTTCTCATTGGTCCCCCACAATAAAATCATGGGTGCTTTACAACATTCTGATATCTTAATTTTCATTAATAGTTCCGCTTATTACCGCTGTTATGCGCTAAAAACAGATAGCACTTTTGACCTAAGCTTCTCGCCAATTTTTACACCAGCTTGAATCGCGTCATACTCTTTGGTCCCCGTTGTCATTAGGTTTGTTACAAAACCTGTGTCGAATTGCTGAATAGCCGCTCTGTACGTGAGTTCTTGCAAATCATGTATAACTTCAATCTCTGGGCAACCCAAGTCGTCAGGAGAGTAAGCGGCTAATGTTTTTAGTTGATATTTTATATTTTCGTTTTTATTCATAGTATTTACTCCGTTTTCGTATAACAAGTCGCTGCACTTGATGCTCAGTTGCTTCGCGCCTTCCCACTAGTGAGCTAGGGCGTTATGTTGCTTAGTAAGTTTCTATACCTCTATGTTACTAAGATTATTTATATCAATTCTGTTTCCGCACACAGTACATTTGTCATTGTTAGAAATAACCTCTGTAGTTCGCAAAGTGTTCAAACAATCAAGGCAAATTATTTCTTCAGGTATTTTTGCGAGTTTAATAATTTCTGATATGAGCTCTTCAATGGACATATTTACACCCTCTTTTAGTTATTTGTTAGGCGCTCAACGCCTTAGCCATTTCAAATAGCGTGCATTCAGCGCAATCATGTCCTGCAATGCGCCCGTTGTCAGAATCCCATACACCAGCCGTTGAGTGTCCGTGGTTTGGCCCATTACCGTCTCTTCCGGCTCTGGCTCCTTGCTGCCTGTACCACAGCTTTAGTTCCTCTTCATATTTCTCGGCCTGCTGGATACGAGCTGCTGCCCATTGTGGTTCATTTCTAACCATTTGCTGAATGGTGCAATCGTTGCCATCAATATCTTTATATATCCTTGCTGTATTCATTTTCATTTCTCCTAAATTCGCCTAACAGCGTTATGCATCCTCAACTATTCTTATAGTCCTGAAATCTGCATTATGATGCTCATTCGGTTCCCCATATAAGAAACCAGCGCGAGTGATGTGCATGCCAACAGCGCTTCTTTTTTCAAATTTTCCGTGCCACTCACCGGTTGAACATTCGGAACACAGCTTCTCTTCTTTTCCCCAGTAAGACCCAACAGCCGTATTTTCAATACAACCACATTCATTACATTTGTATAAAGGCATAACAAGTATCTCCATTTGACAAATAACCGTTCCGATTTTTGTCGTTAAATTTAATTCAGTAGCAGCGGTTATTTGCTACTGAATTAAAGCGTTATAAATCAAGCTCCCACTCAAGCCAGCATCCATCCTCGTTGCAGTACCTAGCTGCAATTAGAGTGATAGTCCGTTCGGTTTTTGTACATAATTCGCCTTTGTCATCGTCTGCAATGTCAAACTCATCAAGCCTGCTCATTAGTGCGGCTTTAGTTACTTCTCCTTCAAATTTTGGAGTCTGCAACGATTTCAACACTTCATTTAATGTTTTTACGTTAACTCTCATTACCATCTCCGTTCAGCGCCTCTTTGATTAAAGCGTTATGACCCATTAATTTCCACCATTGTCTCTATCTCAACATTTGATGCCTTTAATACATGAACAAGAGTACCAAGTGCTTTGGCGTTTTCTAATAAACCTTCAGCAATAGTTGTTATAGCTTCTGTTGCTGCCTCATCAAACTTAGCCCCAATAAAATTACAGTCAGAGATAGTGGTACCTTGCTGATGCTTATCAAATGCTTTGCTTATACCATCTTCAATTTTTTGCTCTATTGTTTTCTTCTTAGTTGTCATCTTCATTTCCCCATGCCGTCAAAGGTGGCAAATACCTATAAAATTAATCGCACAACAAGCAGCTCCGGCGGATTCGCTGAGCATGGGTGTTATAGCGCATCACGAATAATGTCGCTAACCCTTTGCCAAAGAGCATTATCGCCTTCGGTAAGCACCTCAAGCAGTGCAGATTTTTCTCGCAAATACACCTGTGCAAACTCAGGGTCGCGCTCAATTATGCTGGATAAGTTATCGATCAGATCGGCCAGCTTTATAGTCTTTGCTGGTGGCATAGCTAAAGCTGTGTGCGCTCTATCAATCTCCTTTCGAGCCTTACGGTTTCCATCTTCTGGCTTACTCACATCTGTCAGCATCTCCACAAACATAGCAATCTCAACACCGAAGTGCTCTTCAATCTCAGTCAGCGTTGTTTTGGTATCCTCTACCGTGTCATGCAGCCATGCAGCGGCAATCATCGCATCCGTATGCGGTACGCCACGAACAATCTCAACAACCGAAGCAGGGTGGTTTATGTACGGCTCACCTGTGTATTTCCGCACCTGCCCAATTGCTTCATGTCGTTCTGTTGCAAATCGTTTCGCCTTTTCCTCTAAATTCATCATCTTTCACTCCTAACCATTAAGTTATACCCATCACTTGTTAAAACTTCATGTCTCTTCTGTTGCACATGTCTAGTGAGGTTTCTGAACGCATCGTCATTGCTTTTACATACATCATCAAGGGTGTCAATTTCATCAAGCAACATCCATAATTTTGAAACCATCACTTGCAACGTTGGCACGTCTGTCAGTTCTGCTAAATTCATATCAACACCATACTGTGATCACTCACTGGTAGACCATTAATGTACTGACAACCATCTTTCTGACGAGCAGTCACACCATCAAGAGCATTCAACCGTTCGCGGGTAGCTGCTGTTGGCCATCCGGCCAAGGTAACACTCAGTGCGTTACCATTTCTAACAGCAATGATATTGTTAAATAACAACAAGGTCACTCTTCCGTCTTCCATCACTCTAACGTGAGTATTACTTTTGCTAAAAGGTGTTCCGCTATGGAACGCTTGGGCCGCTTCTATTGAAATTTTTCTACTCATCTTCCATCTCCGCTAAGTCTTCGGCAAGATCCGCAAGAAGCACACCGTACTGACAGAACGTGTAAGTGAAGTGCTCGTTAATGGCATCGTCCAAAGCGTCACGATCGTGACGTAGGTTATACAGGTGCTCATTGTTGAACACCTGTAAAGAAAGTTCTGCGTCGCCATTTTTTGATATATCAGTTTTCATTTTAGTATCCTTCGGTTTCGTTAAGTTCGACACCAGTGTATTAGTTACCGGTAACGGTGTCAACTAATATTTCAAATACTTTTTTAGCAATAGTGATATCACCGTCTGATAACTCTAATATTTCACTAACGGTTAACGATCTATCACCCTTATGATGTATGATAATTGAGTCTATCAACTGTCGGCTTTCGTACTGCATGGCCAGCATGGTTATAGCCACATTGAACCATGCTGCTTTAACGGAAGGTTCTGTCTTTTCATTGATGAAGGGTGTTGTTTTAAGTAACAGCTGTTTGATATCGTCGAAGTGCTCATCAAACAATTCTTCACAATCTGACTGATAAGTAATACCTTCAAAACCATTCTTGACGATATCTTCATATTGATCACTGAAATTATCATCAAACCAGTTTTCTAAATTATTCATAATTAACTCCAATCTTTTGAGTTCGAGGGGTGGTTATTAATACTCAGGCCGGTGCTGTAAGACTGAGCGTCTGCATATAATCGTGACACTTGTGATTGATCAATAATACCGATTGATGGATGCTCAAGGTGTACGTAAAGCCTCGCTTTGCCATCTTCAGCAACGATTGTGTTATTGACCCGTCCATCTTTTAACGCGGGGTGAGGAACGTAACCTAATGTCTCAAGCATAGCCTTACGTTTATTAGGGGGTATGAACTTGTCAAAGCCATGCTCCTTCAGCAAACGAGTGAGTGGAATTGATGATATCCAACCGTTGCGGAATCCAGCATCACCACGGTCAATAGCCTCTTGTATTTCTTGTTCCACCCGGCCCATAGACATTGATATCGCTTCATCAGTACTACTCGTATACGGTGCTCTCTGACAGTCTTTTGCGGGGTCATCTTTAGGGTTAATATTCATACTTCTGAGATACCCATTGATAGCTGCTGCACCACCGTTATTAAACCATTTCCACAATTTAGGGAAGTAGTCACCACCCATCTGCCTCATGACATCATCAGCACTTTGTTGACCGGTGTAAAAAGTAGCATACCGTCGGTTATTACGACTTACTGGCACAGCATCCTTGTGATTAGTGCATGTGATCCAGTTGGATAAATTATCACCCACAAATTGATCCTGTCCTTTGAATTGATATTCAAGGGTCAAGTTAGTGATGACAGGTTTCAATCCTTCCAGTACATCAAACCGACCATTAGTATGGATCTCATCACACCCTATAAAGATGGTGCCATATAACCAACCATTAAATTTAAAGCCGTTACCTATTAAGTCACCAGCGTTAGGGAAATGGCAGTACCGTGAGCCAATACAATATTCCATCACTTTCATTAGGAATGTTTTGCCATTTCCTTCAACCCCTTGTATGACAGGACACCATGCAAATTTAACACCGGGGTTCTGAACCAAACTGGCCATGTATGACAGTGCAATATTCAAGTCCAACGTTTCAGGAAACAACAGCCTCATATGATTGAGGAAGGGTGCAATATCATCATTAGTTCGTTTAGTTTCAATCGGCACATAGATATTAACCCCTGTGTGACCATCCTCATCGACAATAGTGCCAGCAGGTAAAGCCGGTCTGAAAATTTTATGGTCAGCCTTCGGGAAATTAACAGCTTGATTCAGTAAGAATGCGTCCCATGGTTTGTTAGTAGTTTTAGAATTATCGGCGGTGATAGTAAACTCATAACCACCGTACACAGCATTAAATCGATCCTGCTTCATTAAGTGCCCACGGGGTGTCAGTATTTTATGATCTGAACCTACATACACACAGCCTTGGAACATTTCAATTTCTTGATCAACCCCTAGAAATTGATGACCTTCAGTCTTCTGAGCGTCAATAGGCATTGTCTCAACAGGTTGACAAGGTACCAACTCTGCTTCCTGTTTATTGGTTTGTTGATGAAATTCCTTCTGACGACCCGCTGCATTTCGGATCGTCATGTTCAGGTAATTTTTATGCCAGTCCCATTTATCACGATTTAGTGCGGATTGAAGCATCAATCGCTTCATACGCTCGTGGTTGTTGCCTGTCCAGAACGCCAAATGTTGTGCTAATGCTGCATCAGCTGACGACTGATCATAAGGGTTCGATTCATGAGGATAGCTGAACCCTAGCACGGGCTCGTTAGCCGTCCATAAATCATTAAATGTTGCCTTACGGTTGTCGCCACCAAAAGCAGCCGCTGCACGTGCGTCAGCACTGCCAGCACTGGTCATTCGTTGGATCAGTTGCATGTCATCCGGTATGCCATCCCACCCTTCAACAGCTTCAGTATTCCAATCAGTCGTATTGTTAGCGAACGTGGGTGGAAAGTATTGTTGTACGATCTGCTGGGCACCAAGGGTGCAGTCGAGCATCGCATTACCCATAGCATTAGTGCCAGTCAATGCTACGTATCTGCCTTCAGTGTAAAGCTCAATACCTTCATTAATATTCTTACACGAGTGTTCAGGCACATCACCCGTGAATAGGCAGTGCAAACCATCACCTGACATCGACACTTCCCAATAAGCACCCGCCAACGTGTTCATCATGGATGACGCGAGTGGTGACCATTTACCATCAACCACACAATGATCGATATCAAGTAGGTGTATAGGGCATGCCTCATTAACTACAAAACCAACACCAAGATCGTACATGTTGGCCATGTTGATAGCATCATCAAGCCTCAGCCAGTTGACAGGATCATGTGGACTCCCCGGCAGTAGTGTCCTGTGGTCTAAAGGTTCTTTCTCGGTGTTATGCAAGATGAATTGATCATACTGGGCCAATGGTTCCCATGCAGCTATACGCTCAATCACATTAGCGACCGAGTTGCCGCTTCTTTAACCGCCACCGGTGCCTTCATAGCATAAGGATCTTTATTAATTAATCCTTGAGCAATGATCGACAGTCGTTCTTCCTTCACAGCATGCCTCATGACAGTCCTTTTAAGACTCTTCATCGTACCAAGGTATTGCGACACCAGACCCTCCGACACACCGGCAGCTTTAGCTATGTCTTCACGACGCACATTGTTAAAACCGTCGCGTTCGGACACATCCACTGCTGCTTTTATTATCAACCGCTTACGGTCAACAGGGTTCATTCTACTCATCTTTTTCTCCAAATTACATGTTATAGTCAGTGTTTAGACAGTCTTCTTCATTGTCATCTAAACACTCATCGCAAGCATTGCATGACCAACAGTAGGGGCACCCACATGAATCATCTTCTGATTCTCGACCCCCACAGTCGCAGCAATTGAATATGTCTGAACAAGTCATCTTTTTCTCCAAATTATTTAAAGAGATATTAACTGTTACTGACGGGGCCGTCAACTACCGGTACTAAATTTCCCAGCACCACCTCGTGATATGACCAGTTCAATAAATTTCCGTTGTGCTACCTCACGAGGGGTTCCACTGAAAACCCAACCGGGTGCTTTCATTTCAATAGCTATGAATTGACCTATTGTTTGACCAACCATGCCAGAGGTGATGTTGACTGATTGGATACCAATCAAGTCAGATGACTTGATGTTCTCATTCATCTGACGCGACTCATTGGCCAACCCGTACCTTACGATACGACCGTTATCATCTTGCATAGCCCCCACATTATTTCTAAACAACAGAGCACCACTTTTAGCAGCATCCAACCTTATACGAGCACTGGCTTCTGCTTCATTAGTGGGTGGGTGGTTAACAGATGTTGTATTAATCTCAGGCAATGTACCCATGGCTTTCTGCAAGTCCCTGATAGCTTCCCATGGGATATTCCACTTCTTAGCCCATACGTATAAATCATCCATCCTGTTTATCCTTCCTTTCAACAGCTTGGTCATTACTAAACGATCCTGATTCATATCGTTTTCTTAATTTGGAAATGTTAGCGTTGAGGGTTTCGTTGCGGGTGATACCTATTGATTTACGCAAACCTTCTAAATAAAATTCGATATCACCCAACTCTTCCACAACATTATTTACGTCAAGATCCTTACCATAGATTACATGTTTCTTGATAGCATCTAACAGCTCACCAGCCTCACCACTGACACCTACAGCCATGTGAAGTTCGTGGGCCATGTCAGAGGTCATTTCATTCTTAATATCACAACCCGGTTTGGCCAGATCAGAAACTAATTTAGCGTGTTGTTCTATAACTGTTTTCATTTTAATTCTCCGTTTGATGATTTGAATACACCAACTGATATGGGTGCTATTTTTTCTAACTCATTCAATATAACCTCTGCATATACCCTGATCTCATACTGGGCGTGAGGATGTAGTCGCTCACCCAAGAACTTAAACCAGTTGTTTAAGTTGGCTGTAGCAAACATATGGGAATACGTCCCTACAGGTAGGACCGATCTCGCCAGCTCTCTTGGGCAACCTGTATGGAGTAGGTTTTTGTATGTTGCAAAAGATGCTTCATTCTGCCTCCTAATTAAAGATTGTAATTCATACCCTCGTGGGTGCAAATCATCAGTCTTCATCTGTTTATTGTCTGTAGACTGCGTGGTTATTTGATCCAACTCAGGAACATAGAACTCCTCTGGTAATTCACGATACCTTGCTGACAGCTCGTTGTAGGATTGTGTTCTATGCCTGTGCCATTGTCTGAATACAAAGATAGGTGCTTTCACCTCAAAGGATACAGTTACCGCCTCAAACGGGGTGTTGTGCCCATTCTTATAAAGGTAGTTAATTAATCGAGCATCACCACCTTTATCCTCCCCCGCTCGCCATGCTGCGTCATACGATACTCTAGCATTTCTTACTATGGATAAATCTGACCCCATACTGTCAACTAATCTAACTAAGCCATGGTCTAACACTTTATGTGCTTCATTCATTTTACTTCTCCTTTATGTTCATCTAATACCTCTATTGTGTTAAAGGTAGTTTCGCAATTGTTACACCACCTAACTCTCTTTACGGTTCCTTCTTTTTTTCTACTAGCATCTACACAAGTATTGATGCTTCCGCAACGTGGACATTTCATAATCCGTCTTCGTCTAACATTTCTAAACGCCTCCGGCACGCTTGTATGATTTCTATAATCACTTTGCGCTCACTGTCACCTTTGGTTGTCCAACGCAAACCTTTCTTAACGATCTGCTCACGTGCACCACCACCTGTTTTGTAAATATCACACACCCTGTATGGGTCTAACTTAACATCAAGTCTACCTGACTCAATTTCCTCCTCTGTCAAGCGTCGTGTGTAATGGTTGTTGTAATGTTCTGGCATGTAATTCTCCTATATGACCATCCAATTTACCCTTCAGCGTTATTGCGTCGGGCCTTCCAAGTGCTTGTGCTGTTAACACATCCATTCCAAATAAATGATAAAACAACCGATAACTTTCGCTGTCAGTACGCCCTGCATGCTTTTGATAACCTGCCCACCATGCAATCGAGTCACTTAATTCTGCTTGAGCTTCTTGTCGTTTCTTGTGGTTACTGTATGCACCTCTTGATGCCGCCAGTGGTGCCCCTGCCTGTTCAAGTCTGTTTGCTACATACTCAGGTGGTTGTTGAATCCTTGCTATTTCACCTCTCATTTCAGCTAATAAATCAGGTGACATCTCAGTTAGATCACCGTCTACATACTCAGGTTTATCCCTGCCGGCCGGTATAGGGTAATGCCCACAGTAAGGACATCTCGCTATTATGCGCTCATAAGGCTGGGTGCATTCAACGCAATATCGCAGAGGAATATCGTCTTCAGGGTTCTTAAGTTTTGGTCGTTTCTCACGTGCGTCAAGTGACCAAACTCTAGGTTTGTCAGGTAACCCGTGCCTTACTACATTACCCGCGTGATCGATGATAATTCCGTATTCTTTACCATCACATAACCGCAGTGCTCTACCAAACTGCTGAATGTATAACCCGTAGGATTGTGTAGGCCGTGCCATGCTGACAACTTCTATTGCTGGTAAATCAAACCCTTCACCGAACAGATCCACGTTCACTAACTGTTGAAGTTCTTTTCTTCGGAATCGTCTGATAATTTCGTTACGAATCCTATCAGGTGTTTTAGCACTAACCACTTCTGCTTTAACACCGTTGTCATTGAATTGTTTACTGATATCAGTGGCAGTCTCAACGTCGGTCGCAAAAGTGACCCCTTGTTTACCACTCGCTATTCTTAAATAATGCTGTACGACATCCCCCACAAGGTGAGATTTCTGAACAGCTTTTTTTAATTTTTTAGCATTATATTCACCGGTCCGATCACTAACAGTGACTGATGACATGTCGAGGTCTGAAGGTGGTGCGAAAATTCTATAATCACATAGGAATCCTCGATCAATCAGCTCCCTCATTGAAGGGCCTTCAATCATTGAGTCCATCACTCCATCAGTGTGACGACCAAGGCCACGACCATCAGCTCTTGATGGTGTAGCAGTCACACCCAGCCCTCTTGCGTTAGGGAACATGTTGACAGCTTTACCCCATTTATTGCCATCAAGGACGTGATGAGCCTCATCAATCACCCACAACGTGACCTGTTTTAAATAATGGGATAACTGACTGGTACGTCGTACTAATGTGTCTACCCCTGCTACTGATACGTTTGAATTAGGGTCGTAAAATGACGCACCTAATTCAAGATGATGTTCTGCGATGATGGATCTTACTGTACTGGTGGGTCCTATAATTTTATGCCTCACACCATACCGGGCTAACGCCATACTTATCTGACCCACGAGCTCTTGTCTATGGGCAATTGCACACACAGCACCTTTGTGATCATTAATGATTGATCCGAACAATACGGTTTTACCGGCACCGGTAGGTAGCACCGCCATCACATTGCGATTATTTATCCAGTCATGCAATATAGAGTCTTTAGCTGACTGTTGATAATCACGAAGGGATAGCGTCATTGCATTCCTCCATCACGATATCCATCGGTTTATGGAACCATATGTTACCTACATTACGAGGTTCACATAAACAATTATCAGACGCTACGTGATCATATATTTCGTTTGATGGTACTACGTGAATTTCTGATAGACCTTTCATAAATTATTTCCATTTCGTTATTGACACGTCCGTCATTATAGGACTACTATGCAACTTCACGCAATAGAAAGGAAACAAAAATGTTAAAAATAAATATACAGTTTGACCCCACTAATGACGAAGATATTGTAAGTGCTAGACATCTCATTGACAGCTTACATACTTCACCGACATCACAAGCTGTCGGTGAGATGCCAGCACCGACTCATAACGAAATGTCGGAACCTGACCCTATCGTAATGGTGCCTGATGAAAAGCCTGTCAAACGACAGTTCAATGGGGTTGATGTTCCTGATCATGTGCCTTCAGGCGGTGCTGCTGAATGGTATAAGAACGAACGTAAGGCTGATGTAACTCTTGATACGTCTGGTTTCCCTTGGGACAAACGTATCCATTCATCAGGTAAGACTCAGAATAACGACGGTAGTTGGAAGCTGAAAAAGGGTGTAGCTAAAGAATTGGTTGAACAGGTTCGTTTTGAAACAACTAAAGTACCAGAAGTTACCCAAAGTGAAGATGTTACTGAAGGTGTTGCTGCGTTTGCTGAACCAGCTGTTATACCACCGGAAGTGCAACAACCTGAAGTGCAACCCATGATTCCTTCAGCACAGGCATCACTTGCTGGGGTGACATGGGAACAGTTTCTTGCCCGGTTAAATAAGCAAGTTCGTGATAATGAATTTGATCAACCTCGCTGTCAGGCATTATTGAATGCTAACAGCATCAAGGCGATACCTATGTTGAACAATCGCCCTGACCTTTGGGATGTTGTATTAGACCACATGGGTGCATAATGACGGCTCATGCTAAATACGCACCATCAGGTATGTACCCTACCGTGAATTGTCACGGTAGACGTACCATGATTCACGGTATTGAGGAGGAGGAAACTGAGTCATCAAAAGAAGGCACAGCTGCTCATTGGGTTGGTGAGTGCTTATTCTTTGGTAGACCTGTCGGTGTTGATGACTTGACGCCCAACGGTGTAATAGTCACTGATGAGATGATTGAGGCCGCGCATCAGTACGTTGATGTGGTCAGATCAGTAACAACTAATGCGTCCATAGAAACAAGGGTGTCCATGCCACAAATTCATACTGACTGTTGGGGTACACCTGACGCATTTTGGTACGACGAGGCGTTAGATGTCGTTCATGTGTGGGATTTTAAATATGGTCATGGATCCGTTGTTGCGTTCGAGAATTATCAATTAATGGCATATGCTTTAGGTGTACTTAACGCATTGGGTAAACCATTCTTGTTGGCCACAAAGATCGTTCTCAATATCGTACAACCAAGATGTTATGACGGTAACGGTCTTGTTAGAACATGGAACACAACGTTTGGTGGCATTCGTGATTACATAGGTGAAATGGCAACCGCTTGTGCTGCCAGCGATTCCAATACAGCACCTGTTTCATCAGGCAGACATTGCACGTACTGTCCGGGCAGACACGTGTGTCCGGCTGCGAGAGAAGCTGCTGCTAAAGCGTTCGAGTACATAATGTCACCATTACCACAAATTGTTAGTAACAATGCTTTAGGTTATGAGTTAGAGATTCTTGAGTTGGCTGAGGAAGCTGTTAAAAATCGGAAAGAAGCTTTGGAAATTGATGCACTGTCACGCATGCGGTCAGGCAAACCTATTCCGGGTTTTGATGTGGTGCAAGGATACTCACGCGATAAATGGTTGAAACCGAAAGAAGAGGTCGTGGCATTAGGTAGTTTAATGGGTGTAGACTTAACCAAGACAGATGTAATCACCCCTACTCAAGCTAAAACTTTATTAAAGAAAAACGCTATTGACGGAAGCGTCATTAAGCCGTATCATGGTAAACAACCCACTTCCATGAAACTCGTGAGAGATGATGGAAGTAGGGCAAAATTAATTTTTAATCAGGAGTAACACATGTCAGAGAAAATTCAATTTACAACCCCTGTCGGTCGATTAGTTCAAGGGTCTGCTTTCATTCCCAATACTAAAAACCAGAAGGGTGCACAGCTTACCGATAAACAAGGTAACCCTCGTGTCGAATACTTCATGGCCATCGCAGTGGCTAAAAATGATCCGGGTCTACAAGAATTTGTAGGCAAGCTTCAAGCGGCAGCTACAGCAGGATTCCCGAATGGTCAATACAATCAACCTAACTTTAGCTGGAAGTATATTGATGGTGATGGTATTGATGCGAAAGGTGTTCCTTACTCAAACAGAGAAGGGTTCGCTGGTTGTTTCATTTTTAAATTCAGCACTGGTTTCCCACCAAAAGTTTATACAGCGGGTGGTGCTTCTTTAATAGTAGATCCTGAAACGTTGAAAAGGGGATACTATGTGCGGATAAACGGCAATGCTTGTGGGAATGGTGCCACTGACGATCCCGGTATTTTTGTAAATTTTGGCCTTGTAGAGTTAGTAGGGTACGGTCCTGAAATTACATCAGGTCCTGATGGTGCTGCTGTTTTCGGTGCTGCTGCACCAGCCCATATACCACAAGGTATGAGTACAACGCCTGTTGCTCCTACTCAAGTGATTGATGGCGGCATGCAACAGCCAGCGATGCAACAGCCAGCGATGCAACAGCCAGCGATGCAACAGCCAGCGATGCAACAGCCAGCGATGCAACAGCCAGCGAT